GAACCCAGACTTGCACCGGTAATTGAAACAAGTGTTGAATCTGAACCCAGACTTGCACCGGTAATTGAAACAAGTGTTGAATCTGAACCCAGACTTGCAACATCATTGAACCCGAACCCAATCAGTAAACCCGAAACAAAACATGATTCGGCGTCTATACCACAACCTTCAACAACACTGATGAATGTAAGGGAGTTGACCGAAATGGGAATTCAACAATTTAATCAAAATTCTGAATTGTTACAAAGGTGCATAATTGCAATTGAAAATAAATTGTCAAAAAAAAAAATGTCATATAAACGACTAACATCATATGAAAATTTTATTGATTTTGACACAGACCAGAGTGACTTATCATCATTTCCAATTGTTTTATATAGTAATTTCAATCTTAATCACTTGTCAGAATTTGTCAGCTGTTGTACATTGTATTTGTTTGTCCTACAACTGAATGACATTGTTGACGTTGTGCATGATGCTTTGTTAGAAGAAATTGTTGTTTCTAGTCATTATAGTTTGAGTCTATCCACAACAAGCAACGCATGTTGTTTGAAATTATCAATTGGCAATTTTAGTGTGGATGTATTCAAAGCACAGGTTTTGGATTCAGTGATAATATCTCTATTGCCAGCCGCATTATTTGCGATTGAATCTCAACCCTTTCCATATAATGGCAAACAAATTGGTCCTTACAACTTTTTGGATTTGACAATGCAACTGTTGAAGCACGCGGAAGAAAACAAAAAGGATCCGTATAATCAAGTAAATGTTTTGATAGCAAGAGGAGTCAATGAAACGTGCATCAAATATTTTGAAACAAATGTTCCAAATGAAATTATAACCCAATTATGTGATAAGTTGATTAAACCACTGGATTCAATGCTGCATTCATCAATCATCAAAACAGTGTTGATTGCCATCATTCAAAACCCATCAATAATGACCATTGATGGGCGGCATTTTTTTGATGTATTTCCAAGTGGACAATATGGCGAATACTTCAATGAAGTTGCAGTTAGTTCAAAAAAAAAAGGACCATTATTCATTAATTCTGTTCCATTGACACGTTTAGACATTTTTATTAGCGTGTTGACTGGAATAAATGAAGCACTTCACAATAAAAATATTGGAAATATTATTGTGAGCGGAGGTGCCGCCCTATCTCATCACATACAAGATTTTATGAATGATTGTGAGATGAATATGTTCAGCGATGAAATTCAGGCAACCTCTGAAGTTGACATGGAACTATTAAAACAAAAATGCAAAAGCATTCCAATGAATGATATTGACTGTTTTGTATTTGGCGACCTTTCACGTGAGTTTTTGTCAGTGTTGTCATTGTATATGATTTTAATGTATGACAATTTTTTTCATCGACCGCAACTTTATAATAAAACTGAAATCTTGAAATCTTTCAAAAAAATATCATTTCAACTATCTGTTCCATCTTCAGATTCCATGACCTTGTTTATGTATGGAAACATGAAAAATGATGCAAACACCAGATTAATAAGTAAATTTCTTCAAAAGAATAAAAGTGTTGAATTAGTTTCTCATGAAGTACAATGCTTCTCTCAGTTATCTCATCCCCTTTTGAATGAAGAATTACCGGATAGTTACCACATGCGACCAATTGACCTTGTTAAAAAGAATATCGGGGAGTTTTACGAATTATATTTGAAATCATTGTATCCAAACAATGAGCCGAGTCCTCCATCCAATTTGAGAGAAATGGTTGAAATACAGTTCATGCATGAAAACATGATTTCACTTAAAACTGCCATGTTGGATGTAATTTGCATTTTTTGCGATGAAGGAAAATCATTATTTACGCGCATATTTTTGGCTAGAAAAAATCCCAAAGATTTTATACGTTTACAAGTTTTTATTGAAATATACTGTTTGCAAGTTTTGAGAATACTTAAAGAAATTCCAAGTGAGCTGTTAGTTACTGTGAAGTTTTTGCGAAAAATGATGGATGGCTTGTACCAGAATTATTACATGGAACAAGGTAATTTAGCTGCAATTGGCATTAGTGCAGTTGATTTGCAAAAAGATCGAACTATTTTTTTGAATGGTCTGCGAGAATTTGGAAGAATGGTTGTTAATTTGCCTGACCCATTTGCAAATCTATCTCCCTTGAAATTCAGAAAAACATTTGGCATGAAGTTGATAGACTTTTTTAAAAAAAGTCAAACAATGAAATACAACATCAATGTAAGTTCAAATATGAAAAAACTCATTTCAACATACATGTCTCCTCAACGCTCTTACAATTCTTGGTTGAAACACATTTTTTCAAAAATAAAATTTTCATCTGAAGTTGAATCTTTTTATTATTCAATGTTGGATCAAATAACAAAAATAGGGGACTCAAGTCAAACTCTTGATTTCAAGGATATGGAGATTTTTCCTAACAATGTATTAACAATTTATCATGAGTTGATCCAGATAACTCCCGACAAAAAACTGATGAAATTCAAGGACTTGTTTGAATCATTATTTACTCCATTGAAAAATCACATCCACTTTAATGGAATTCCAACCCCCTATTATGTGGGTGTTTCTGGATTGTATGAAGATGCGTTCAAGGAACAAATATTTCCAGTTTTTTTGAGTATACTTTTCAATGACAATGTTGAAATCAAAGAAAAAATTGAAACACTACCGTATGACCAATACACAGATTTGATCAATGAAGAAATTGGACGTGTCATTTTGAATTATTATGAGTATATAAACAGTAGCAAAAAATCAAAGGGTGGTTACAAGCATACAATTAAACGTTTACCTTTGAAAAAATGGAATAAAACCCGGAATTTTAGTAGAAAAATTAACCGCCGTACTAAAAAAATAAATAAAATCAAAACAATGCGATTCACAAAAAAAAGACACTAAATTCGTTTACCATTTATTTGTGTTTCAAAATCAAACACAAATAAAATAAAAAAATAAAGATTTTTTCTTAATTTATCTGATTGGTTTATCAAATTTTGCGATTTTTGCGACTTCGGGTTCTCTTCAACTCAGAAATGCGAATTGCACCAAACTTTCCTTTTCTAGCAGTCCAACCATGTTTTTGTAATCGCTTTTCTTTTTTTGCAGTGTTGTGCTTTTTTTTGCTAACAATTCGTCCATTTTTGTTAAGAAGTAATTTATCTTTAGTTAGACCAGGAGTTCCATCGGTTTTATACGCAGTTTCATGAAAAACTTGAGCCCGCGAACCACGTAACATTTGATATTTTTTTCCATTTATGTGATAAAACCCATCTGGTTGACGTTTATTATTTTTCATATCCAATGTTATATTTTAGTTAAAGAAAAAAAAATTAAAAATTGTTTTTTGGAGATGCGCCATAACCACCTGGTGCACCACTCCAACGTCCATATTCATTCAATATTTCATTTGCAGTCTTGTATGATTGTGCTTTTTTGCCAACTGCATTTTTTATATTTGCACTGAAGCGCATACGATACGATAAAATTGAGCTATAATCATTTATTTTTTTTTTATTTATTGCTTTGTTGACAATTGGAAGACACTTGCAGGTTGTTGGGGATACTGTTGTTTTGTCCAAAATATTATTTAAGGGAGTTCCCCCTCCTTCCAAATGTGTACGTTTATTCACTTCCATTAAATGCGACTCGTGCGTGTTAATGTTAATAAGAAATTATAATATATATTATTTTTTAATTTTTTCTATGAAATTAATTTATAATGTCATTGAATAAAAATGAAATCAAAACGAAATATCAAAAAAAATAATAAAAAATACAAAAAATCCACCAAAAAAAATCAACATGGTATTAGATTCCGTAGAAAATCTCTCAAGCGATCTAAAATGGGAGGAATGAATACTTCATATAAAACGAACCCATCATTGAATCAAATAACTCGTTGGACCATAATAGATGATGATACATGGGATCAGTTTAAAACATACATTTATGGTAGCATGTATCATGCACATGCATGGGGAAAAGTATTTGAAATCTGTAAAGAAAAAAAAATAAAAGTTTACGTCGTCACGAATAGTGGCGATCCTCCTGGTGTCATTAGAACTCTTCAGTTGCTTGAGTTATTAGGTGATGACCCGTATATTGAGGATGTCTTATTCATGCGAAGTGATAGAAAGGACGACTCAGTTGACAAATCAGTAGTGATAAATCAGATAATGAGTGATAATCCTGAATCAAAAGGTGTGTTTTTTGATGATTATTCGGAAAACTTTAGGGGAGTCGTCAGCAAGGTCTATTGTCAATTGGTGACTCATACAAATATGAACGTGAAAGCCGAAGGTTTTGCAATGAACCCAAACAACGTTTTCATAAATTTATTACCTAGACATAAATCCTTAATTAGACTACGTTATACGTTGATTTCATTAAATTTGCTTGCATCATTGATATACGCATTGAATGATGAATTACTTAATTTTTTAGACTTCAGTATTGATAAACACCAATTAACAATTAACAAAATGCGTGGATGTACTCATTTATTTGTTGACTTTGATTGTACCTTGTCATTATGGGAATCTGTGATTCCTGAATCGGATTTTAAAACCAAGTTGCGCGATGTATACAAGGATGCATCTGAAGTGGTTGAAGCACCACCTCTTGAGGCTGAAGAAGCAGCTGCAGAAGAAGCGCCTGCACCTCTTGAAGAAGCACAGGCACCTGTTGAAGAAGCACCTGCAACTGTTGAAGAAGCGCCTGCACCAGCACCTGTTGAAAACGTAGCACAGGAACCTGTAGCACCTGCATCTCTTGAAAACGTAGCACCTGCATCTCTTGAAAACGTAGCACCTGCATCTCTTGAAAACGTAGCACCTGCATCTCTTGAAAACGTAGCACCTGCATCTCTTGAAAACGTAGCACAGGTACCTGTAGTACCTGCATCTCTTGAAAACGTAGCGCCGCAAACGAACCCGTAAGCGTATTAAATCAACTAGGAATGCGAAACAATTCAGAATAAAAAATGGAAAAATAAACTGAATCGTGTAATTAATTTTATGCGTGGTATCCAAAAGCAGGCCCATGTCAGAACGCAATCTCATGGGCGGTAGTATTAGTATTAGTTGGAATTTCTCTCGCCATTAAGATTTGGATTTGTAGAAAGTAATTGCGATTGGCAACATGAGCATGACAGCTAGTTGGCACATTTTGCCTTTTTGGTATATGTAAATACGAGAGATATTCTATAATATTGGATAATATTTGGACCAATATTATAATGATAAAAGGATAAAATGAATTTATATTTGTATAAACAAAAAGTAAATAAATTGCATGGAGGAAAAGAAGAATATAATAAATTGGGTGAAAACAGGAGATCTGATATTGTGTGATGATTTAGAATATAAAAACTGGGGACTTTTGAGTTGGTTAATAAAATTTGCAACAAAAAGCGATTTTTCACATGTAGGTATGGTTGTAAAAGACCCGGATTTTACCAAGGTGGCAATGAAAGGAACATACATATGGATGTCAGGAACAACAAACATACCTGATTCAGAAGATAACCATATGAAATTTGGAGTACAAATGGTTCCATTTGAAGAATATGTAGAAACGTACGGTGGTAAATTGTACCTTAGAAGAATACATTGCACAAAATATGAAGAAATATTTAGTAACGAAAAATTAAAGAAAATACATGATGTTGTGTATGATAAACCATATGATATTACAATAACTGACTGGATTGAAGCATATTGTAAGAAAGATCCTCATCCTCAAAAGACAAGCCGGTTTGTTTGTAGCGCGTTTATTGGGTATATTTACACCCAACTGGAACTTTTAGCGAGAGACACAGACTGGAGTATTCTTTGGCCTAGTTTTTTTTCAAGTGAAAATCCTGATTTGCACTTGTTAGAGGATGCATATCTTGAGAAGGAAAAAATAATAAAATAATCAAACATCAAACAATTGGGCAAACAATATTTTTTCACAAATACATGTTGATGTTGGGTTGTTCATTTTGATTTGCTTTTATTAGTTTGTCAACTAGGTGAGATGTAACCGTAAAAGGGAACCCGACTTCAAAAGATGTTTCTTTTTCATCAAAAAGGGTTGTGCCTGGATGTATTAAGCGGTACAGATTCAATTTGGTGTAAATTGTTTCAATGCACCTTTTGAGGTTTCGGACCCCGGATTCTTTGTTAGTGTGATGTTGAATAATGTGTTCAATTGTTGAGTCATCCATAAGAATGTCATCTTGTTTGAATGAAACTTCATTGCATATGCGCGGTATCAAATAGTTTTTAGAGATAACAACTTTGTCTTTGACCGAATAACCATTGGTGCGTATTTTGTACATGCGATCTAAAAGGATGGGATTGACCCGTGATTCGTCGTTGTAACTGAATATGAATAAACACTTGCTCAAGTCAAAATGAATTTCTGAAAAGTATTTGTCATGAAACTGATTGTTTTGAGTAGTGTCGGTGAGATGCGTAAGAATGCCAACCAATTCATCTCCTTTTGAGGTGTCACTAATTTTATCAAGCTCATCAAAGTAAATGACTGGGTTGCTGGATTTGCACCGAATTAGAATATCAACAATTTTGCCCCACGTGCTACCCTCGTATGTATATGAATGTCCTTCCAAAAAGCTGCTATCAGTGGCACCTCCGAGTGCTATGAATGCAAAATCTCGTCCAAGAATTTTGCTGATTCCTTCTTTTACCAAGGAAGTTTTTCCAGTACCAGGAGGTCCATGAATTGCAACTGCAGTACCAATTGCGTTTGGGTTTGATAGCCATTGACCAACCATTTGCATAATTTGCATTTTGGCATCATTCAATCCATAAACGGCTGAATCAAGAGTCTTTTTTGAGTTAGTCATGAAGGAGTGACAAGAGTCAATTCCGTCTGAAATTGTTATAGGAATGTTTTTGAATTGGTTGAATGGTATTCGCATAAAAGCATCAACCCAATTTTTTAGTTTGCAATACTCACCACACCCTGGGTCCATGTATTGCAACATACCAATTTTCCTTATAGCAACTGCTTTCATCTCACGTGGAATATCTGATTCTAATAACGTGAGTTTGTATGGTTTTTGAATTTCAGAAATTTTTGAAACAGCGATTAGTTCATCAATCATATGAGATTGTTGTTTCAAAGACAAATGAGTTTTAAAGTACTCTAAGTCATTTGTGGTGCTCTTTTTTTTCAATAGTTTTCTAAATTTTTTTGAATTGCTTGATTTGTGTTTGTGTGTGAGTTCATCCAAATCTTCTTTTATTTTTTGTTCAGAAGCATCAAGTGTCTTCAACTGATTCAATACGACGCGTTTGTTTTTGGCGTTGGTCAGTAAATCTTCATATGTTTTTCGTAAAGATTTTAGCATATTGAGTTCGTCTGTATACTTTTGTTGTTGTGTTTCAACTGCAGAAATATCAAATTCTTCAGATTCTGAGTCAGAAGACGAGTAAAATGTTTCATCATCTTCATCATAGTACTCTTCTTCTTCATCATCATATGTTCTCCAAGAAGCATCGGATGATGAAGAACCGGGAACATAGTCTTCATCACTGTCGTCGTCGTCGTTGTCGTCAACGTACTTTTTACTGAAATCAAATCTCTTTGAAATATCATTGGGTTCAACATGAATGATAATATTGTATTTTTTTTCTTTTTTTTCTTTTTTTTCTTTTTTATTTACTTTGGAGGTTGATGGTTTTTCCAAATTTGTGATTGGTGAAGTGTTCTCCGAAAATATTGAACTGATAAGTGCATTTGCAATGGGGTCATCTTCTTTTTCTTTTGATGAGATGGTTGAAACGGGTGATAATTTTTTTTTGCTTTTTATCAGTGTTGATTCGCTTGGTGTTGGTGTTAGCAATGTGCTGATTTTTTCCAAGGCGTCTACTTTTTTTTTAATGTGGTTTGATGGATATAGTTGAGAGAGCAAGGAGTTGACTTCAATCCGTTCTTTCACATTTTTCAAGGTTTCTGTTTTAGTATTTTTTGACTTGGGTTTGGGTAATTCTTTTTTTTCTTCGGTTTGATTTGCTATTTCATCATCTTTTTTATCTTTGTCATGATCTTTTTCATCTTTTGGCTTGACAGTTTTGATGGGTTTGGGTTTTATAGTTTTGGGTTTGACTGTTGTTGCCTTTTTTTTTGTTTTAGATTCAGGGGTGTTGTCATCTTCGGTTAGTTCATCACTTTCAATAGGAGGAGGAGGATTGTCTGGATTAGTTAACCCAGGTTTACATGTTGGTTCTGTTTTTTTGGAACGTGTTGGTTTTTTGGACATGGTAGAGAGTGAAATTGTCATGAGATTGTTGCCCAATAATCTGAAAATGCGTTTATATTCTTATGATGTATTTTATAATATTGTTTGATTCAATTTTTTGAATAATTTGAAATTTACATAAAAATTGAATTCCAAAACAATCTAAATATTATTTGGTAAGTATAAAGAAGATTCAACTAAATGAGCGGCGGCGCATCTGTGTCAAAAATAGTTGGAATACAATTTAGCATTCTTTCCCCGGAAGAAATAAGAAAATGTGCAGTATGTGAAATTACGAGTCGTGATACGTACGTTGGTAACAAGCCGGTGTTGGGTGGATTATTTTGTCCATATATGGGAGTTTCAGAACCAGGTATGTTGTGTCCAACAGATGGTTTGGATTACATGAGAACCCCAGGATACTTTGGGAAGATAGAGCTTGCGCAACCAGTCTTTTATTATCAGCACATAAACACCATTCATAAAGTGTTGCGATGTGTTTGTATGAAATGTAGTCGTTTGTTAATCAACAAAGAAGCCCATAAACAGTGTTTAAAAATGAATTCAGATGAAAGGTGGGCATATGTGTTTAGTCACGCAAGCAAAGTAAAAACGTGTGGCGACGAAACAGAAGATGGATGTGGATTCGTAGTGCCCAAAAAAATCAAAAGAGAAAATTTAGCAATGTTGATAGCGGAGTGGGACAGTGAAAGTGTGAAAGGATTATCAGAAGAAGATGCAAAAAAAATGAACATGCAATTGACCCCTGATGTAGTATTGAAAATATTTCGCAGAATAAGCGACGATGATGTTTCTTTCATGGGGTTCAGTCCAGTGTTTTCACGACCGGACTGGATGATTTGTCAGGTGTTGGCAGTTCCTCCGCCGGCAGTAAGACCATCCGTAAAAATGGATGGTCATCAAAGAAGCGAAGATGATCTCACTCACATCATTGTGAACATTGTTAAAGCAAACAAAACTCTACAAGAAAAAATAAGAGATGGTGCTCAAACATCAGTTTGGCACATGGTTTTGCAATATTATTGTGCCACCATGGTTGATAATAACATTCCAGGTGCTGCTCCAGCTGCCCAGCGTTCTGGGCGAAAATTGAAATCGATTAAAGAAAGAATCAACGGAAAAGGCGGACGCGTGCGTGGAAATTTGATGGGAAAACGTGTTGATTTTTCAGCAAGATCGGTTATCACTCCTGATCCTAATTTATCAATCCGAGAATTGGGGGTTCCATTGAAGATTGCCACAAATTTGACAAAGCCCGTGGTTGTAAATAACATGAATCGCAGGTTTTTGATGTCTCTTGTCCGAAACGGACCAGATAAGTATCCTGGGGCAAAAATTTTGGAAAGAAAGGGAGGTGAAAACATTTCATTGCGATATGCAGATCGTGAAAACATTGTTTTACACAATGGAGACATAGTCCATCGTCACATGATGGATGGAGACGGTGTTTTATTCAATCGACAGCCAACACTTCATCGGATGAGCATGATGTGTCATATTGCAAAAATAATGAAGAGAGGAGATACTTTTCGGATGAACGTAGGAGATACAAAACCATACAACGCAGATTTTGATGGCGATGAAATGAACATGCACATGCCGCAAGATGAAGAAGCAGAGGCGGAATTGAAAAATTTGGCGGCAGTTCCATTTCAGATAATAAGTCCGGCAAAAAATGAATCAATCATTGGAATATTTCAAGATTCGTTATTGGGTTCTTATCAAATGACACGACCAAACATAACATTCGGATCAAGACAAGCAATGAATTTGCTAATGGCATTTTCATCGTTGGATGAAACTTTGTTTTCAAAAAAGAACGATAAGTTTACAAGTTTTGAAATATTGAGCCAAATAATGCCAGCTATTACGTTGAAGTATAAAACAAAAGGATTTGCAGAAAATGATGATATTGCAACGTCCCCCGGTGTATTGGAGATTACGGATGGAAATTATTTACGCGGACAACTGGACAAAACAGTGCTTGGAGGAGGAAGCAATGGTCTTATTACCAGAACGTGCAACGACTACGGAAATTTGATGGCATCAGATTTCATTGACAATTTGCAGAACATTGTAACAGAATACATGAAAACAACCGCATATAGCGTAGGAATAAGCGACTTGATTGCAGACAATTTAACAAAAACACAAATTTTAGAATCAATCCGTTCAAAAAAGCAAGAAGTTAAAAATTTGATAGACCAAACATATTTGGGAGTATTTGAAAATTCAACTGGAAACACAAATGAGAACGAGTTTGAATTCAAGGTAACAAACATATTGAACAAAGCAACCAATGATTCGGGTTCAATCGGTTTGAAGAGTTTGAGCAAAGACAACCGGTTTGTCACAATGGTAAAAGCTGGATCAAAGGGTGTTGATTTAAACATTTCTCAAATGATTGCATGCCTGGGACAACAGTTGATTGATGGCAGGCGCATTCCTTACGGATTTGAGAACAGAACGCTTCCGCATTTTACGAAATACGATGATTCGCCAGGTGCACGCGGATTTGTTGAAAATTCATTTATATCGGGTCTTACGCCTGAAGAATTATTCTTCCATGCTATGGGTGGTCGTGTCGGTCTTATTGACACCGCAGTCAAAACAAGCACAACTGGCTACATTCAAAGGCGATTAATCAAAGGAATGGAAGATTTGAAAATTGAATATGACATGACAGTGCGAAATAACAAATCAAGAATCATTCAATTTGCATATGGAGAAGACAATATAGATCCAGTGAAGGTTGAAAGCCAGTTAGTGCCACTCGTTTCCATGAGCATTGAAGACATATACGCACATTATCACATGCCGAGCAGTGATGCCAAAGACATTGTGTTTACGTCTGCCTTTACAAAAGGAGTTATCATGAGAATGAAACGAGAAAAATCAGAAAGTGATACAAAATTCAAAGAACTCATTGATTACATGATTGAAGAGCGTGAACAAATAATAAAATGTGTGTTTCGCGGCAAAGACGTAGACAGAGTATTTATGCCAGTGGGATTTGTTCACACAATCAACAATGTCAAAGGCTTGCAACAAATCAACAATAATTCAGTGGTTGACATAACCCCACTTGAAGCATTGAAACTAATTGAAGAAAAGTACAAACGGTTGGAATTGCTGAATTATTGTCCTCCAACCAGACTGTTCAAAGCAATGTATTATTATTATCTATCACCCAAAGATTTGCTCATGGTGAAAAGATTCAACAAAAAAGCATTGATTGTTTTGCTTGAAATGATTGAGCTGAAATATAAGAGCTCAATTATTGCACCAGGCGAAATGGTTGGCATGATAAGTGCACAAAGCATTGGAGAGCCTACAACGCAACTTACATTGAATACTTTTCATACTGCTGGTAGTGGAGTGGCAGTGAAAGCGAATGTCACACGCGGTGTTGCAAGAATTGAAGAATTGCTTTCCATAACAGAAAATCCTAAAAACACGTCTTTGACAATTTATTTGAAAGCAGATGATGAACTTGACATTGATCGCGCCAAAGAACTTATTCCCCAAATAGAGTTGACTGTATTGGTTGATTTGGTTGAAAGTTCAACAATATGTTTTGATCCTGACGACATGAACACATTGATACAAGAAGACAAAGAAACTATGTCTCAATTCAATGAATATCAAAAAATGTTGAATGAATGTGCAGAAAATGCATCGGATGTTGAAGGAGAGTCCAGTTCATCCAAATGGATTATTCGCATAAAAATGAAGCGTGAAATGATGTTGGAGAAAAAAATAACAATGGACGACATCCATTTTGCAATCAAGACTGTTCATGGGGAAGATGTCACTTGCATATTCAGTGATTACAATGCTGACAACTTAGTGTTTCGTCTTCGTATGAACAACATAAATGGAAAAAAATCACTGAAACCCAAAGAAAATCCATTAGATCAATCAGACAAGATATACATTCTCAAAAATTTTCAAGACAACCTTTTGAATAACATTGTTTTAAGAGGTGTAAAGAACATTTCCAAAGTAACACTTCGTAAACAAATGGATAACTTGAAGAAAGAAGATGGCGGATACATAAAAAAAGAAACATGGGTTTTAGACACCAAAGGAACGAATTTGGTAGATGTACTTGGATTGGATTATATTGATATGTCTCGCACCATAAGCGATGACATTCAAGAAATATACAATATTCTTGGAATAGAGGCAGCCCGAGAAGCGCTTTTGTCTGAAATGACCGCAGTTTTTGAAAATGATGGAACCTACATAAATTATCACCATTTGAGTTTATTGTGTGATCGCATGACTGCAAGTTCTAATATGGTATCAATTTTCCGTCACGGAATAAACAATGATCACATTGGTCCCATTGCAAAAGCCTCATTTGAAGAGACGCCAGAAATGTTTTTGAAGGCGGCTCGTCATGCAGAACTGGATCCGGTTCGCGGAATTTCAGCAAATGTCATGTGTGGTCAAGAAGGGTATTATGGCACAAGCAGTTTCCAGCTCTTGTTGAACCTGCCAGAATTGATGTCTAAAATGGAAGAATTATCTACCAAAAACTATAACCAAGAAATTGAAATTTCAGAAGCATTGAATAGTATAGACACTGGAGCATGTTCATTGAATAAGCTTACATTTGATTCCAATATTGGAACCATTCAAAAAACCGATCTTGGGAAAGTTGAAGAAAGCTATGACATTGGATTTTAGACCAATGGGCATTTTAAATGGCCACTTTATAAATTATATCAAAACTCTTTTTTATGACTTCCAAAAACATACTCTGATGAACCCCTTCTCGTTTTTATATTTAAGTATTTTGTCCTATTGGTATATTACTTTTCAAAAAAAGAAATATAAAATGAACCAGTCTAATACTTGCATAACGCAATACCATGGTTGAAAATGACAATCAAGTGCACACATTCCGGTGCAACAAGTGCCAAAAATTTAAACATGTGTTAAAAAAAGTGGCGGACAAGCAGCAACATGGGTTTGCGTGCGAGGAGTGCTGGACTTCCATCGAAACCCGGACGCGATACAGTGGATGTTTGATTGGATGAGTGATGCGTGCATTTTTTTTTGTTGAAATTATAACAGGAGTCCGTGATATCTAATGTCAGTTTTTCATTTGTATGTTGATATGAAGTTATTCACCGAATCTAATTGTGGTGTGGAAAAAAGAATGGTAGTTTGTTTCATGACTTCGGAAACAAAGTCGGATTGAATTGACTGATCAAGAGAGAATTTGATATCATTAGAAGAATTAGTAACAATACTGTAAGTAGGAGCAACATCACGAACCCGTCCAATTGTCATGATGTAATAAAAATTGAGGGTCTTGGAGTTTAAAGGTGAGGGTACTGTTTTTTCAGTTGATAAAACAAGAAGGGGTAATTTGTTTTCAATTAGTGCATGATGTTGATGTGCAGAAAACAATACAATGGGAAGTTTAAAATGTTGAGCAATAATCCATAAATCAAGGTGTGTCATAAAATAAAACGTATTCATAATAAAGGTCTCAATATTTGCAATCAATGCTAAACGATTTGTTATTAAATGTTTATAATAGTTTACTAACTGAACCTTGTTGGTTTGACACAATTCAGTGTATTTTGCTATGAGGATTGTTTTCAAATCAATAACTGTGATATCTGAATACTGAGAATTTTCTTGGTGAATAATTGAGAGAACTACCTGAAAAGTGCATTCTCCTTCAGCATTTTCATATGACAACAATTTCATGGATGGAGGAAAATATTTAGCACTTGATTTTACAAGAGGGTTTACCGTGTGTAATTGACACATTTCTTTGGGTTCATTATCATGAAAAACATAATTATTGGATGGGGTTTCATTTGCATTCAAAGATGGATTTACATCATAAAACGTGTTATGTTTTGCAAATTGGTTTACAACTCCAGTGATTGGTTCAAGATTTTTAAAATATGAAGTAATTTGGGAGTAAAATAAAATGATTTCTTCATTATTTAGGTTGTATTGAATGTGAGGGTGCATTGAGGATGAACGAGACAATATGAATCTACGAATGCGGGTATATCTCAATAATTCATCTGCTAATTTAGCATAGTAAACCACATAGTTATTCAATTTGTTTACTAAGTTAATATCAGGTATAATAATATTACAGTCGTCATTCGGCTCAGATTGAATTCTAATGCAGGTATTTGGTTGATATTCCAACCGATTTTCGTGTGATATGCATTCCATGAATAATTTAGAAGAAGCATTGAACTCTTGGGTATTAATAAACTTATCAAGCGCTTTTTCAGAAAATCTAGTAAAAGTAATAAAAGGATCTCCTACTTCTTGACAAATTTGCATTAACTGTTGAATTGTTTCAATATGTCTCTCTTCATGATTGAAGCCATCTTTCAAAATGTCTTCTATTTGTTTTTTTTTGTCAATGTTTTCTATTTTGTTTATTATGATTCTCATGGAATTACGAAAGGTTTGGTACATGTTGAACTCTAAGTTGATTGCGTTTACATATTTGATGCGATCATTATCTTCTTGTGTGGTTGTTTGCAGGGTTGCATCAATTTTATTAATGTTTTCCGTGTTATAAGCAATTGCATTCATTGGGTGTTTTGTTTTTACAAATGGGATGTTTGATTTTGGAATATACGGATTTATTTCAACAAATTGATTTGTTTCAGTGATGATTCCAATTAAGTTTGCGTCATCAATGACATGAAGCACGGGTAAACATGGGATTTTTCGTTTAGTTTCATTGCTAACAAATGTAAGAAAATCTAAAGTTTCTGTGTATGATGTCCAAATGGTTGGGTCATCCATCATGACCAAGTCCACATCATTGGGATTGTCTAACGGGGATGCAGCGGTCATGATTACACCAGAGCGCAATTTTTGTTTGGTTTGTTTTTCAACTACACAACCAATTATTTTGGACTCATAGTTCAGCACGAATTGGTTAATAATGAACCCGTGTGAAGTTAAAATGGAAATGATATCAGGTGCTAACAAGTTGTATTTGAAGTCATATGATTTTATTACATTGGTTGGTTTACAATTTGGAAAAATTGAGTCTTTGATAAGTTCAATCATGACTTTCAAATTTATCATCAAATTCGGTGCTAATAAACTGAATGATGTTTTCATGTCTACTTTATCATCACCGTTGTACGTGAATTGAAATATAGGTTCATAATAATTGTACTCTTTGATCAAAATGACTGTCATTTTTTTCAAATCAAAATGATTGTTAGAGTAATGACTTGAAGGACAAATGATGTTAAGTGAATCGCTGTTGTCGTCCTTAGGAATTTCCAAAATGATAAGGTTGTATCCTACTTTTTGCATAAAAATATTTGGATTGAATGTGGTAAAAATATCCCACATGTAAGTATGATCAATGACAACTTCATCATTTTCAATAAACTTTCTGAAATTTTCATAAGAACTTATTGTTTTTTTGATGCTGTTTTCAATTTTCAATGTAACTTCTGGAGATTTTCCTTTTGCCATTGATTTCATTTTACGAACATAGTTTGTTGTTTTGTAAATTGAGACAACCACTTCCTTTTCCATAGAGTGAAAGGTTTCAACAAGTGTTCCATTTTGATACGTAATAAACGAGTCAAGTGTTATGCCATTTAATATTATTTTTTTCATTTCAGAAATTTTTTTGGGCACTGGATCTTGACGCAAGGCTGCCATGCAGCCGATAAAAGACTGCAGTTCACTTAATTGCGATGGTTTTTCGTCACGTCCAAATTGATCTTTGTCCCATTCTTGAACTCCCCATCGTAATAAACATTTGGTTCCTTTGACCATTGTTTTTTGTAAATTGCAGGAACTATTGTCATAATTAAAAAATTTTTGAATGGATTGTGGTAAGTAACCCCGACGTCCTGCTGGAATTGGAATTTTGTCAGGGCCAATTATGTATTCAGGTGGAGCATTCGGTTTTTGAACAGGAACAGCTGGAACTGCTTCATCTGAAATGCTGAGAACAGGGAGTTCTTCTGGTGGCGATTGTGATTGTCCTGGTGCTTGTCTTGGTGCTTGTACTGCAGTATCTCCCTGCATCAATTTATGTTTTGAACTACGTAGTTTATCTTCACATACTTTCAAATCGGAAAAATCTTGTTTTTTTTTGAAGCAACATGGGACACACAATCCATCAGGATGGACGCTTGTGTTCAAAAATCCTGGATAATGTTGAATGTACCCCTTTTGATTCATATGTTCTTTTGCGTAATCATTGAATTCAAAAATGAATTTGTCACGAGTGACCTCTTTTTCTTTTTTTCCAATTATATGCGATTCAAGATTGTTGTCTTTAATCTCTTTTTCGGTCATGGGTCGGCGGTGTTTGAAACTCCAATATCGTGGACACATGTAATAATATTTGTTGTCTGGATCCGAACCATATTCAAGGGCATCTTTTAAAAGGGGTTTTGTTTCAGGATCTGAATTCAACTTGTCATATTCGTCTTTGCTCAAAACAACAGGTTGCCGTTTAATGTTTGATTGGCATGAAGTGGAATATGTGTCATAATTTCCAGATTTTTTGGCCAAAAACAGAATGGGTTCAATGTTTTGTAATTTATTTTCAAAAGGGTTTGGATTTTTTAAAGATTGTGGAGCATAGTCAACAGCCTCTTCATCGTTAGGCTGCATTTGCCTTTGGCTGTGTGTTTGATTTTTGCGAGGTGCTCCTCCAGATGTGTCGCTGTTGTTGGATGTGTTGGATGTATCATCCTCTTCTAAAATTAAATCACGCAATGAAGCAAATTCATCATCGCTACTGCCGTCAGCGTCATCCTGCACACTTTCAGTTTCTGTTTGGTTTCGTTCAAATTGAAGTTGATCATCAAATGATAAATCTTCAACTAGATCATAGAGTGGCAGAACTGCAGCATCATCATTCAGTTCTTCAGTAACAACCAGAGTTGTTTTCATGTTTTGTCCGCGTACGCACATTTTTTGCAAGTCAGAGAATGGAACTCTGGTAGTTTCATTTTTTTTTTCCTTGTACATTGAAATTCGTATCAATGAATCAATGTAAATTTCAAGTAAGCGAATGTACCATATTTGGTTGATGTCATTAATTTCAATGTTTAATTGTGTATTTTCTCTCCATAAAATTGTTAGAAATCCCGGCTGTTTTGTGCGATTGCGATTGAATTTATGCGTGGCTTCCAGCACCTTTTCTTCTGTCAAATAATTCATCAATATTTTTTGGGCAGCTTCTTCATTTATTGCTAACCGATTTTTCACAAGACCTTCAATTATAAAATCATCTGTCATTTCTTTTCGCATTTGTTCGTTGATATATGCCTCGGTTCCAATTCGTTCATTGTAATTAGAGACCCGTTTGTACCGCATAGTGATTTCACTACTAGTTTCATGAATGACGTTGAAGACTGAAGAAATGCATCCCATAATTTTCTTTGCTTGAACCATGGGAGTTTCTTTCAAATGTGACACATAAGTAATATTTAATATTTCAATGGTTGGAACGGCAATGCTACAAAACAGTTCAATGCTGTTTCCTGTAGTGCCTTCCAAAAAACTCCTTGTTTTGATTAAAACCGGGTTCAAACACTCCCGTAAAACGGAGTCTATTTGATTGTTATAAACAGTGTGATAAGACAAGGCCTTGCGAAAAGTGGCTTTTACGTGAATGTTTGCATTAGATGCAATTTCACATATAATCTCACAAACAAATCCTTCAATGCGTTGCTCCATGTAAATTGCTATGCGGTTTTGTTTTCCAATTTCGTTATCCAACCGAAGAATTTTGGGTTTTGTCAAAAGTGGGATGCGTTTTCCATTTGTTGCAAACCCAGGAGAGTAAAGGCGGAACATTTTTTCTGTTTGTCCAGGTGGGGTTATCTTTATGAGTGGAGTTTGTTTATCAGTTTCAAGAACTTTGAAAAGGGATTCAAGAGAAATTGAAAAATGTTTTGACGGTTTCATAACGAAATGAATTGAAGTTATACCACGCTCAATGTAATTCAAATCAACCGGGTTTTCTCTCAAATTGTAAACATCATGCAACAATTTGACTCCATTACAATGCTGCAAAAAATTGTCATCTATTAGTTTAGTAGTTTCACTCATCAATTCACTTTTGCGTGCATTGAGTGTTTCAACCGTAAATATTCCTTTTTCATATAAATAAGGAAAGTACAATTTAATGATTGTTTTATTAGTTTCATCATCATCCGGTGTCAATACATCTGAAGCAAAATACACGTTTATAACATTTTCATGTATTATTCCATATTCCAAAAGGACTGTTTTATTTTTTGTTTTTATCAAATCAGGAAGTGCTTTTTTCAAATAAGAATCATGAATAACCCCCCTAACCGGATTTGCTGGCATAGGGTAATCATGTTGTAGAGTTTGTCCCAAAGCCACGTCTATAAACTCAGCCTTATTTTGAATTTCCAAAAGAAATGATTGTAAATCATTTTCATAATCAATGTCATCATTCAAAACCCTGCTACACAAGTCAATTAACGTGCTGTTATTTTTCAAATTCATGCATAATGTAATTAATCGTTCTTGTGAAACTGTTAAACCATGATTACATGTTAGTATTTTTATTAGAGCATCTTTTGATAAAAAAGTTTTAATACTTGCAACTAAGTAAATTTCATCATATGAGATTGATTGATCTAACTCGGAAATTATTTTTCGTTTTATTGATTCAATTGTGTCGTCTGGAAAAATGCGTTGGTCAGAATATTTTACATTACTTACTGAAAGTTTTTCGTCTGGATCTCCGAATACAATTATTTCATTTTTATCAATTAAATTTACTAGATATGAAGTCATTCTGACAATATTAATTACACTTATATAATTGATAACATTATATAATGTTATTAAATGGTATTATCCTTAAATTTTATTAAAAACCACAATATACCCATTCAAATATGTTGCAAAAGATACCCATACTAAGTACGGAATCAACAAATAGCTTGAAAGTTTGCTTATGGCATAAAATTCTCTCACATTTAATGCAATGAATATGAGCATTGCGACAACAATGACAAAACTCAAATCAGGCCGAGCCCATTTAAAAAAAAATGGCGACCATGCCAGATTCAATATCCACGCAACACAATAATAAAAAAAGCCATAAGAGCGAATTTTTCCGCGATTCATCAAAAAAATGATTCCAGAAACAATTATGAATGCATACAAAATTGTCCATACAATTGGGAAAACCCAACTTGGTGGAGTAAATGGTGATTTTTTGAGTGAGAGATACCAACTATTCTGTTTTGAATTCATTTTTCCTTAAATTAAAAATACACTTAAATTTATTGGTTTTTAATAATATTCAATATATCATAACAAAAATTTAGAATTGGATTATAAAATATTTTCATCACACATTGTGCTGACAGGTGTAAAAAATAATTAAAAAAAAGTGTTAGTTACACATGTACACACATACCTTTTTGAAACTATTTATTTTGCGGGGACGGGGACCCCATTGTCCCACCTGCAATTATAAACAATTTTGATCATGCCTCGGTCGGACATGGTCCTCATGACACCCATACCATGCAGCAGATTGTTCTGCCATTCGCCTTCAAACTCAGTCCAGGTTGTCATGTGTGAGTCAACCTCTCCAACAACTCCGGAGATAGTTTTGTTGGTTTTGAAACATCCGAAGCCGTGTTTTTCTCCAAACATGTTGACACAGCCTTCATACTTGCTTCCGTCTGTGCTGTAAATTATCACTGGGGTTTTTGTTGAAGCAGCTGCAGTTCTAATCCAGTATTCCGTCATTTTAATTGCGTTGTTGGTTTGGTTCACTATATTTCAAATACTTTTTCAATTTTTGATTCAATTTTTTTTATTTGTATTATTTTTTAGAACTAGCCTGTGATACGCTCGCCGACCTTGTCTCTACACTTTTCATTATAAATGAGGCAATCGCAGTGGACGCCAGCAAAAAGAACGCAGCGCTGAATACAATCGTACGGTCAAACTCTGTTATTTCATAATTAACCCATGGATTAAACCGAACCAGCAAAAACACAATGATGAAATACTTCAACACCATGGAAATGGTGTCTAAATACGACGGCGCAACTGTCGCAATCCCCAATAGTGCCACCGCATATAGCACATACCACGCATACAGCAATACATAGTAAAACTTTTTAAACCAAACCTGTTTTGTTACAGCCATCCCAATTGCGTTTAAATAATTGTAATATTATTTATTCATCATCTATTTATTTTTTTCACGAGTGTCGTTTGAATCGTATCATTTTTTTTTGTAAATGATGCGGCGACTCTGCTTGCGAGGTGCGCGAATGCGGCGTTTTTTTCCACCATGTTTTGTTTTTTTGTTAGCCAACAATGACGGAAAATATGAACCACGCTTTAATCCAAGTTCCCTGCTCATTCGTGTTATTGGGTTTAACTCGGTTGCTAGTGGATTAGCGGCTTTATAACGTTGTTGTTCATATCCACCAGTCGGATTCTAATTTTTGTCGTGCTGTTATGGATTCTTTAGATAGTTCGTTTTTTGTACTGGGGGTTGGGTCTTTTTTCACGTCCCATGTTATCTGATTTGTTGGTTATAAGGGCACATACGGGAGGAGGGGCGGTAGGTTTAGGGTTGCGTGCGAGGGTCGATAACATTTATTAAAAGGAAAATTAAATGCCAGTGTGAATATAAATTAAATAAATTAATATGATTATTTTATTGTTTATATATAATATCACATAATGTCTCAAGGAAGCGAAAATCCGTATGTTTATTCATATCACCCAAATGCTATGTTTCCAGCGTCTACAAATTATTCTTATGGTTTAGAGCAACAACAAGCTCAAGCACAAGAATGGCAGAAACAAAATAATCCAGTAGGATATACCGACCAACAAATGTTTGAGGCCTATCAAAACCACCGAGAAGATAGAAAAAGCGTATATCAGAATGCAATGGATGAATATGCGGCAATGGGTTATAAACCTCGTGGCGGTAAAAAACGCCATAACAAAAAATCAAAAAAAATAGTAAGAAATAGGAAGGCGAAATCAAAAAAAAAACAGTAAATATTCAAGAAAAAGATATAATAACAAATAAATAAAAAATAAATTCAAGTTGGGTTTTTATTTATTTGATGAATTGAATTATTGAATTATCTCTCTATCTCTCTGCAAATAAGAAGATGGAAAGTAAATAAAACGATGAAATGATGTTTGAAATTATGGGCTTATGGGTTTAACCTTTATAATGTCTGATAATGGCGATATTTGTCGTAATGAGTTTAAGAAAATACTTTTCATGATATAGCTATGAATAAAAATAATAAATAATTATTTATATACATGATTGTTTATAGTTCAACTAGATTGCTTAGTGTGCATCCAGTCTCACGGTTGTAAATGGCAATACATGTTATGAAATAACTCATCATGACAAAGTGCATCACGTGTTTATACCGCAATCCACCGTGTTTATTGCCCTGCAACATGATGGTGATATTCATATTTTCAATCTGAAAAATGATGACAATTTTCCAGACGAGTTCAAGGTTTATATTGAATCAATTGAATCGCATTTGGAAATATTTTTTAATGAAACAACTCCGGTTCACCGTGTGTTTGATTTACACAAAGTCATAAATGACGCCAATCCACACCATTTTGCGGTAATAAACATGATAACCAAGGACCGCAGGTGTCCTAAAATATTGGACTTGACGCACGCGAAAACAAAAATAATGGAATTGAATGCAATCCTACAAAAGAGATGCCCTGCTTTTTATTTGAATCTAGATTACACCACGGCATTCCCCGAAAATAGTCATGCATCTATGTACTATGAAATTTATGTGAATGCGTACATTTGTCCTAAACTAATACTTTGTTTATTCACAGAAGTAAATAAAATAAAAAAATGTGTTTCATCAATTACGCTCAATCGCCAAAGCGATGATGAAATGAGTATCAGTTCTAGAACTGATGTATCATATGAAGGACGGAAATTCAACATATTGTTGAGATCCGTTGCAATAATGATATTAAAACACATCATGCACACAGCCGAAACATTAGTATCCAATGCGGAAAATGTAATTTCTGCATATATAATGTTGAAATGGTTCAATGCAATGAATATACATGGAATGAATCAAAGAGTACGAATGCCACACGACGATGACCTTTTCAACACACTCACACGCTATTTTGAAACCCATCAAAAAATGGAAACCCAGGTTGAACTGAACAAACATAATATTGAAAATGCGGAGATAATTTTTCACAAAACCGTTGCACGAATGAATTGCGAGCCACTTTCGGGCGGAAAATATAGGGTCAAACCAAGGAAGCTGAAGAATACAAGGAAGCTGAAGAATACAAGGAAGCTGAAGAATACCAAGAAAAACAAGCCCCAAAAATATATTATAAAAAATGAAGTTGAATTATAATCGGTCACTAATTGTGCACTTATTTCACATTTTTTTTGTGGGAAGTCTCTTTTTGTACATGGGAATTCATAAAAATTCTGCACCTAGTTGGATATATTACGTTCTTTTGTTTTTGGGCATTGGCGTTATTAGTGCACATGGATTTAAATTGATTAAAAACAGATATTCACTTGTTTCATGGTTTCATGGTTTCATGTTTTGATTGTTGTGCCATTGGTGCTATATATTGGTTATACTGGTGCACATGCATACCAGCTCATTTTAGGAGCGGGAATTCTTGCCATAGCGGATCATGCATTAATTCGTGGTACTTTTTTTTGAGTCGGGAGATACATTTTGTTTATGAGCAATATACATGATAAAATACAATTGTTGCGATGGATGTAACGAATTTACATAAAAAATCGTTTCTTTCATTGTAATGTGTTTTTTGAGAGGTCTCAAAACATTGATATAATGTTCATGTAGTTTAAACATGTGAGTTTTGAATTGTGGTGGGTAGTATTTCAGTTCTTTTTTTTTTTGTATGTAACATTCAATATAGTTTTGGAACAATTGACTTGTGTGTGAAAATAAATTATCACGAAAAAGTTTGAATTTTTCGGAGTGTTTGGGATTTGCTTTTAAATACATTTCAATTTTGGTTTGTTTGCGTAATGATAGATATTGAAACAGTAATTTGGGCTCAAACCCGTGAAGGTTTCTCAAAAATTCATAATTTGGATTTCTGTATTTGAAACGGGATCCTGTTTTCAAATCCCTGCAAACAATTCCTGGAAAGTCATGTGATGAATTCAATGATGCATATTGAGATTTCACTTCATTCAATTCTTTATCGTACACTCTTGGCAATTTAACAAGAGTTTTTTGATTTTCGTTTATCATTTTTAGGTGGTTTTCACGCGGTTCTTCAACAATTTGCAAATTTTCATTATCAATGTTGTATACTGCAATCAAATAGAGAGACAGTGTTTTAATCTCACCTACGATGTGGTTGTTTGGATGTTGCATTACAAAACTGTAACTTTTTGATTTATCCAATGCATCAAACTCCAAGTTGCTGTCATTCATGCATTCCAAAAACATGCGACGAAATGTTTTTTTTTCTGAGTCTGTCTCACTGTTGGCATTCATTCCCAGTGAATGAAACACTACTTTTCCACCCACAGAACTTTTTGTTGAAATTTCCCAACATGCGCCATCTTCTTGGCCATTGGGACGATGATAAAACAAGTTGATCATAGTTCCCTCAACAAATTCTTCCACTCTTATGTTTTCATGGGATGAACCTGCAAGTATACACTTTGCAGGAGAAAACGCTAAAATTTTTCCATATTGGTCTAAAACAACTGATCTAAACAGTCCAATACTTTCCAATTCATCGCATTTCAATTTCCCAGTTTCATATTTCAAAATGGAATACACTTGGTCCCTTTCTTTCCACTTTTTGATTGTAAGATTCAACGAAGTGAGAATGGATTCTAATTCAATGCTTGTTGGATCATGAAACAACAAATGAAACAACCTTAATATTGAAGAGCCTCCTTTTTTCAAATCATACACCCATTCGCTTTCGCTTGACATTTGAGTTTGTTATGTTGTTATGGTTATTTTATTAGTTGTCTTTAACTACATTTGTAAATTGTTTTACATATAGACTCACTTGCGGCGTTTGATTATTCTGTGGTTAGACCTTTTGCCACCCACACTGTAAGGGGTTCGGCGTGACGTTTTGGACTTTGCCGCACTGCTCGGAAGTTGCATTTGTTGCATTTGCCTATGCAACGCCTTTAATTGTGTTTTTGCTTGTTTTAAAGAGACATTGGGTAAACGTTTGACACTGCGTTTCAAGCTTTTACGAACTGGTGGGTCGCTATTTGGATGTCGTTTTTTCTGGATGAGCATCAAGTCTTTAAAGTTTATTACAGAAGCCGGGTCAAATTTTTCAGGCCACACAACTTTAACACGACAAATCGGACACGCTTCTTTTTTCATATCATCCACGCACGCCGTGTGCATGGGGTGAAACCATTTTCCCTTTTCGTTTTTGTGAAAAATCACTGGCATAAAAACGGGAGATCTTCCCTTGGGATTGTGTTCAATGAAATTTTCCATGCACACTGGACAGGTTGTTTCAGTTTGGTTACTTCCCATAGCTCTGAACTCGGCCAATGTTCGTGCAATACGCGTTTCAGCTCCGGGTGCTTCTTCAAACGCCCGTCTGGCAGCCTCTTGTGCCGCAAAAACCGGATTAATCCATTCTGCATGATGCAGTGGCAAGAGTACAAGACGTTCTGTGATTGGCCGGACAACTTCATTCATAAAATCTTCGGTGGGGGGAGTGATGTTTGGAATGACTCTGACTTGATAAGGATGTCCCTCCGGATGTCCCTCCGCTTGATTTAACACTTGAATTGCCATCATTACAATGTTCATTGTGCCAGGATGTATTGGCATACCGTCATCATACCCGCGAGCAATCACGAGAATTCCATCATCAATGAATTCTCTCAAACGGTCCGCGTGTTCTTCATTTAAATTCGGGTCGTTTCTTAATCGGGTGAAAATAGCTACAAGATTTTGATAATCTGCGTGATTAAACTGTCCAAAAATATCAGTCGTTTGATTCATAAGTCGTCGAAGGATGAAGTTGGTTGGTTGATTTTCTAAATTCACTAGACGTGGATTTTCCATTTTGCAATGTGTGGTTATATACAATTGAGTATAAAAAAATATATTTCATAAAAAGTATCATGCAAAAAATACCATTGACTTTTCCACTTTAAGGTGAAATGAAAAATAATATAATTATTTTTAATTTATATTATTTTATGCGATCATGGGGCACCAAAAGAAATCAAATGTAAATTCATTTTGAAATTATAAATTTGATTTCAAATAAATAAACTTGATTCAAATGAAATCACTTAGATGAAAAAAATCTAGTTTCTGAACAAAGTTCCAATTCATCGCATATAAACATAGGATCAATTTTTTTTATCAGAGAATCTAACACAATCGGAGTGCATTTTTCTACAAGTGAATTGCATTGTGAATGTTCTGAATGAAGATGATCACATATATTTGTTTCAATCATATTGATTGTTACATTGTCAAATTTGGGTTCATTATTTATTAAATAACTTTGAATTTTGCTAATAAACCATTTGCACCCATCACACTCAATATTTGATCCATTTGCGTTCAACAAATGCGGTTTGATTGGATTCGGCAACAAAACAATTTTGTTTGAAGACGGTGGATGTGGTAACATGATTCCACAAACAAAGCTCATGCTCGCAATGAACATAAATATGGTTTTCATTTTGTGATCGTTATTATTGTTGGTTGTTTATATCGTACTCATATATAATATTTTTCATGAAGAATATAATATAAATAAATATATAGGTTAATTATATTGAATCCATTGAATGTCCACAAAAATAAAGCAAATCAATGCAGATCGTGTGTCTTTTTTACAATATTTGTCTAGAACCCCTACACACACCATTTTAAAACTTGGAGCAACGTGGTGTTCTCCATGCAAAAAAATTAAGAATTATTCTGATACAATTTCACTAAGGTTACCTGAAAACATTGAAATGCTTGAATGTGACGTTGATGAATCATTTGATCTTTTTGCATCATTGAAACAAAAAAAAATGGTAAATGGTATTCCTGCATTTTTGTTCTTTAAGAATGGTAATGCTTCATTAATAAGTGACTTGTCTGTTAGTGGAATCAATATAGTTCAATTAGATCAGTTTTTCTATAATGTTGTGCTAAAAACAAAAACTGAAGTGTAATTACGCAAATAAATTTAAAATTGAATTGAACTAAATGATATTTGAATTCAACTTGAAAACTACTAATGACGGCCGAAGCAATTTTCTTTACAATTATATCAGTTGTGTTTATTCTGGTTGCAGTTGTCATGCATTTGATTGGAAAAAAAGAAAAAAAATCCTACATACCATCTAACTCATGAATTTATTCATTGGATTGAATTTAAAATTGAAACTAAATGATATTTAAATTCAACTTAAAGACTATTGTACATATCATCAAACAACAATGGGCGACCTTGATAATCAGTGGAAGCTGTTTTTTGGAGGTGGTAATGGTACTGCGGAGGACAATGTTATTAGTAGTGATGAAGAGGAAAATGAAGAGGATCCAGGTGATGTAGACAATGAAATGAACGATGAGTCATTGAAATTGACAGAGAAAACGCGACCCGTTTGTTCAGAATTATATATAAGCACTAAAACAAAAATAGCATATCTCAATTCAAAAATTGATATTTATGATGCTTTTTGGAAACTTCCAATTATAAAGTATTACATTCAAAGCGAAGGTCCAATCAAAAAACAGATGAAATTTTCAACTTCAAGTCAAGATGAATTGAATGAAATAGAGTCACAATTGAAAAATCAATATTGTGTGAACCAGTACGTCATTGAACACATTGAAAATCCGGATGGTCGCATAAAATTCAAAGATCAAAGAAAGATTAGCATTGGCATTTCCAAAAAAGACATAACCAGTTACAGAATAAAACAGAAGCGGGCTTTTTTCAATTGTTTCGTTGTCATATTTCGCGTGTTGGATCAAGATGATGAAACCTTTAAAGAAATGCATGTTAAGGTATTCAACACCGGAAAACTGGAAATGCCCGGTATAAAAAGTGATGTTATGATGAAACGTCTTCAAACATTGATAATACAGTTTCTTGAACCGCTTGTTGGTGATGGGTTGAAATTTCAAGAAAAATCCGAAACTGTCTTGATAAATTCAAATTTCAGATGTGGATATTACATAAATCGGGATGTATTGTATCGGGTATTGAAATTCAAATACAGAATAAACTGCAACTACGATGCATGTTCTTATCCTGGAATTCAATGCAAATTCTTCTATGACATCAACTTAGACGAACAAACCGGACAACCTCCTGTGGGAGAAGAAGGACGAAAACAGTCAAAATATCTTGAAATATCATTTATGATTTTTAGGACTGGAAGCGTTCTTGTTGTTGGAAAGTGCAACGAAGATGTTCTTTTCAAAATTTATGACTTCATTAAAAAAATGCTGGAAACTGAATACATGACGATCGGAAAATGTTTAGTTCCAAAACATATTGATGTTGAAAAAAAACGCATTTCCAAAATTAGAAGAAAAACTATTACAATTTCAAAATGATTATATAAGAAACAAATAAGTATTTAAAGATACAAAATAATTATTCCCATAAACCATATTCAAATATGAATGCTAATAATAAAGGTGGAGGTGCTGTTGCCACGACGACCGCATCTTCTTCAAGTTCAAACTCATCTTATAGACTTCCTTCCACTTTATGCATGAACCATGCTATCAAACTTGCACTCGTTGAAGATAAACCAATCATGTTAGATTATTGGACCGCATCTCTTGATAAAACGGTTGTAATTGGTGTTAGTGAAAATAAAGATAAACTGTTAGTAAAAAGTGAAGACGAATACACCAGCACCATTGCAAAGATTTTCAAAGTGGAAAACGAATACATCATAATGACTGAAAATTCAATTTACATTGTCAGCAATGACATTGGAACCAAACGAATCAATTAACTCTATTAACTTAACTTATTCCCATTTAACATTAATAAAGAAACAACATGCAATACATTCAGGTCATTCAAAATGTATTGTTTAGGCATATGCGAGTTTTACAATCAATCAATACATGGTTATTATTCAACAGCCGCATCCAATTATTTCGTTTATACATGTCAAGTTCATTTGGATTCATTCTATGATAATTCTATTTTTTCTTTTATTTCGCAATATCCTGGTGCTTTTATTTACAATGGACCAATACGAGCTTATTGGAAAATCACAACTGGAAATAAACGCGTTTACCCAATGTTTGAAATTGTTCAACCGATTCAAATGGAGTCTGGTGAAGAAATTGTAATCATTAAGACATTTTGGATTAGAATCTTTCAAAGAAAATGGAAAAAAATAGTTGAAACACGTCGCAAAAGGTATCAACAACTAATTAAACCACGGGGTTTGATATATAGAGAAATTGGATTATTATAGCATTATATAATATAAAATTGCAAATGTCAAACAAGGTAAAAAAACGAATCGCACCAACCTTATTAGATCCAAACGTCGTTCAACCAAATAATATTAAATCAAAAAAAAATGCGTTTGAAACTACAGCCGACCTCATTGCAATGCGGTATGGAGTATCAACAAATGCTCCTGAAATTGATAATGCTGTTTTTCAACAAAACCGCGCAATCGGAAAAAAAGTAGTTCCATTAAAAGAATACTTTGAAGAAGCTGCAAAAAAATTTGAAAAAGAAGAAAAAGAAAAAAAAAAAGAAATTTCAATAAAAAAACGAGAGATAGCAAAACTATCCCCATGCCAACGTAAAATTGCAACATTCAAACGAAACATCGTTGCATGCATCAAAGAGTGCGGTGAAAATTTTTCAAATGATGATATGCTTCAAATTATCAATGATTCACGACTCAAAGTCAACACATCATCCAAACAACAAAAAAAAAAAACTCTCAAAAAAGGAGGGAAAATCACAAAATTACACAATTCTCTCAAAAAACTATTTGGCAAGCATTAAAAAAATGCTATTCTCTTCATCTTCATCTTCATCTTCATCTTCATCTTCATCTTCATCTTCATCTTCATCTTCATCTTCATCTTCATCTTCATCCTCATCTTCATCCTCATCTTCATCTTCATCTTCATCTTCATTATAAAATTCATCATCGTCTTCATAAACTTCATCATCGGTCGCGTCTTCAAATTCAAAATTTTGTTCCACATAATTCAGTTGAGAATATATTAGTTCTAATTCTGATTGTATACGTTTAATGTCAGAAACATCTCCAATCAATTCACAATAAGATGATAATTCTGTGAGACAAAATATTTCTTCCTTCTTTTTTTTTAATAATTCAAGACATTTTGTTTTGTATTTTTTAAATAGTGAGCATAGTAATGGATTGCTTTGCATTGCAGTGTGAATGCGCTTAGCGTTTTGAAATAATTCTATTTGAGTTTCATACTGATGTTGTTTTTTTTCTATTTCTTTCAAATCTTCAAGAGCAATCTGGCGTCCGTCACACGCAAGTTGCATGTCATGGTTGGTCATTGTATAATAATATCTGATGTTTTTGTAGATTGCGGTGTTATATAAAATGTTATATATAAAATATATTAAGAACAAGACGAAACTTACAACTATCACGATAAAATGCCGGAATCACAGGTGATTGATCAGATTGATTATGAAGAGAGAAAAGATGAAAATGATAACGTGAAAAAAGAATCCAAAGACAAAGACAAAGAAAAAGATCTTATATTATCAGAAACAAACGATAGATACGTGTTATTTCCAATAAAAGACAACGAAATTTGGAACATGTATAAAAAACAGGTTGATTGTTTTTGGAGAGCTGAAGAAATAGATTTGTCACGTGATGAAAGTGATTGGAATACGCTTAACGAAAATGAACAATTTTTCATTTCAATGATTTTGGCATTTTTTGCAGCAAGTGATGGAATTGTCTTAGAAAATCTGGCAGTAAGGTTTATGACAGAAGTACAATTAGCTGAGGCTCGTGCATTTTATGGTTTTCAAATTGCAATGGAAAACATACACTCACAAGTGTATAGCATGTTGATTGATAGTTATATAAAAAACATTGAAAAAAGGAATAAATTATTTCATGCAATGGATACGTTTGAATGTGTAAAAAAAAAAGCGGAATGGGCACAACGATGGATACATGATAAACGAAGTTCATTTCAATCAAGACTTGTTGCGTTTGCGTGTGTTGAAGGCATCTTTTTTTCAGGTGCATTTTGTTCCATTTTTTGGTTGAAAAAACGTGGGTTGATGCCAGGCTTGACTTTCAGTAATGAATTGATATCCAGGGATGAAGCATTGCACACCGAATTTGCAATATTGCTTTACAACAAATTAAATAAAAGATTAACAAAAACAAGGGTAGTTGAGATTGTAAAAGAATCAGTGTCAATTGAATGTGAATTTATTTGTGAATCACTACCTTGTCGGTTGATTGGAATGAATTCTAAGTTGATGATGCAATACATTGAATATGTGGCCGACCGATTAATGCTGCAATTGGGATATGATAAAATATACGGATCAACGAATCCATTTGATTTTATGGAATTAATAAGTCTACCATCTGTTTGCAATTTTTTTGAAAAAAAAGTTAGTGATTACGCCCTTGCAGAAAAAACCAAAACATCTGATATATTTGACATGAACACCGCATTCTAAATTGCATGATTGAATCGGACATATTTTATTTTTGTTCATTTTTATTTTGTTGGGTTGTAATCCAATGCATTTAACGGAAAAAACGTGTCGCAACCATACCCGGCGTCGTCTATCGTGGTAATGCACATTTCATCAATGTTGATTTGACCAGTTGCATGCATGGCCAAAAACTGCTCGTAAATACTGGCGCCGCCAATGATCCAGACTTCGTCGTAATTGGCGGCTTCTAAATGCGTGAACAAGTCGGGCATGGTTCTAAACCAATGGGCCGACTGGATTTGATCTTGATATTTATGTGGTTCATATGTTTGAGACGAGAGAATCAGGTTGGCGCGTCGTCGCAAGGGTCTTACAGGAATGCTGTACCATGTTTTCGCGCCCATAATGACCGCGTTGTTGCCGCTGCCGGAGGTTCGCTTGGCAAAATGGGCCATGTCCGTTTTATTGTGTGGCCATGGCAAGCTGCCCTTGTAACCAATCCCGCCATTTGGACACATTGCTACAATGAGTTTGAATCGTAACATTATTTTTATTCAAAATTATTATATATAACGGTGTAAAAAAAAGGTTATTTTATTTAGTTTATTTTTTTGTATTATTTTTTCTTAGCACTACATTACCATTTCTCTCATTTGTTTCCATGAGTATTTCCCATTTATCTGGTTCTGATTTGAGTTCTTTTACTATTTGTTTACATTTTGGCACATATCACCGTGTAATTGTTTTGTTAGGTTGAATCACGCCTTTGTGTGAAAATTGCATCATGCGGATCCTGCAATGTTGCAAATTCAGTGCCTTCGGTAAGACGAAACAGATTGTTAGAAGCAAATAACTCCATCAATTTCATGCATGCTAGTGAGAGGTTTTGCAACTCAAGAAAAGCCCATACGACAGGATTTCTATGGTCTGCATCAAACTTGGAAAAGTAAGTGAAGATGTCTGACAGGACAAGACTTCCCAATCTTTCGGAGTAAGTTTCATTCATATATGTAGGTGATAATTCGATCAAGCGACACAGGTTGTTGACTTTTTTGCGAAGAGATTCAACTGCGAAGACTCCAGTTGTCGTGACCACACATTTACGACTACAATGATAAGGTTCATATGAATCAGATGACCTTACTAACGGATATTCAATATGGCTCTCTGAATCTGAATCCGAATCCGAATCCAAATCTGGTTCTGGTGTGTCACTTCCAGTTAAACTACCACCTTCATTTTCGGGATAACCAATTTCTTCTGGTTCTTCTTGGTACCTGCGCACAATTAGTGAAAGCATTCTAATGTTATGGTTCATAAACATGAGTTCTTTGGTCATGATAAATGCTAACGCAGCATTTTCATGTTTGCTGTGGCTGTCAAATGGGTTTGGTTTTCCGCATTGATATGCTGATGTTGGAACTGGAAGACGACCAGATATTATGCTTTCTATGTCGTTGTACTCAATCTTGGCTGCAACTTCACTGATGTTTCTAAATATGGGACTACCATTGCGAAGATTGTCTCGCATGGTGTGTGTGTAATTCAACAGTTTGGGTTTGATTTTATCTATGTCACATGAAAAGAGTCCAGGAAGGTTTGTGATTTCTTTTGTGGAATTTTTTATGGAATTGGGTGTGTTTAAAAAGGCAAACATGGTTTCACGTAGCGGTTTGTTTGAAATTATCTTGTGACATTACAAAAAGCTTTCAATTTTTTTTTAATGAATAATATTGAAAAATAATAAAGACTTATTTGTTTATAATTAAAACAAGATGTCAAACAAATCTTACTACGATATTTTGCAAGTAGAACAAAATGCAACACTAGATGCAATAAAACGCTCATTTCGTAGGTTGTCAATGGAGCATCATCCCGATAAAAATGGTAATTCTGAAGAATCTAACCGAATATTCAAAGATATAAATGAAGCTTATTCTGTGTTAAGTGATACTGAAAAACGAACAAATTATGACTTTGAGTTGCAAATGGGGAATCGGCTTCACATGATGGGGGGAATGGGAGGCATGGGAATGGGAAGCATGGGAATGGGAGGAATGGGAATGGGAAGCATGGGAATGGGAGGAATGGGAGGAATGGGAATGGGAATGGGAATGGGGATAAACCCGATTGAAATGTTGTTTTCAGCGGTGCAAAATCAATCGCATCAAAATTCATCGGGGTTGTTTGAAGCAATATTTGGAGGAGTGGGAGGAAGTCCCCACATTGTAATACATAATTTCACACAAACGATGAATGAATCACCAATAAGTGAACAGTTTGATATAAACATGGTGATCGGAGTTAACTTGTGTGATGCATACAACGGAATCACACAATATGAGCACATTAATTATTATGAAAGCGAAAAAAATGGGTCACAAACAGAGAAAATCATAATAACAATTCCTCCATCAATGCCGGATGGGTACATGTTGCAAATAAAAAATAAAGGCAATGTAATCCCCAAATCTGGAGGTAGACGCGGTTGTTTGAACTTAGAATTCAATATTCAAACTCACGATGTTTTTAAACGAGAAGGGGATGATTTATTAATTGAACATAAAGTTTCTTTGAAAGACGCGCTATGTGGATTTACATTTGACATGTTGCATTTGAATGGCCGAAGTTACAAAATGTCTTGTAAACCGTGTTCAATAACCAATAATGAAATAAAGTTGTTGCCTGGATTGGGATACAATTCAAATGGTACACTGAAAATAAAATTTTTGGTTGAATTGCCAACTGAGTTGAGCAAAGAACAAATTGTTCAGTTATCAAATATCTTGTAATAAAAAATATATACCACAAAAGTATTAAAACAAAAAGAACAAAATAATATAAAATGGATGTAGAGTTGGATTTAAATATCAGCAATTATAATTTTTGTGATATTTTGAATTTATTCAAAATTCCAACACACTTTACAGAAAAACACATGCGAGATGCTAAAATGATTGTTATGCGAACACACCCGGACAAATCTGGATTGGACAAGAAGTATTTTTTATTTTTTTCAAAAGCATACAAACTGTTGTATGAAGTTTACCAAGTGCGGTCTGGTTCCTCTCGTGAAACCAATACAACATATGATGAACTGAAAAGTGGAGTTGAATTTCAAATGAATTCAATAAAAAATTCATTAAAAAACATGGATGCGAACAAGTTCAATACGTGGTTCAATGAATTGTTTGAAAAAAATCGCATTTGTGATGAAGAAAATGATAGCGGATATGGAAATTGGTTGAAAGAAGAATCCAATGAAAATTTCAATATACAAGAACAAGGATCATGGGCCCAATGCATGAAACAATTAGAAGAAAGAAAAAAAAAATTGCGTGAGCAAGCGCTCACTGTAAAAACTGAAGTGCGTTCGTTCAACACAATGAATGGAGGATCAATGTATGATTTAACGAGGCAATGTCCTGAAGATCACTCGCGTGGATTTACGTTTGGTGTTTCAAATGGATTGGTGTATGAAGACTTGAAAAAAGCGCACACTGAAACGGTTATTCCAGTAACACATGAAGATTATACAAATAATCGTAGATACAGCAGTTTGAATGAAATTCAAATGGCGAGAGATGTGGACTCAAAAACGTATTCTTGTGAAAATAATGCGATGAGTCAACATCATGCACGGGAAGAGGAAGAAAACATGTGTCGGGCATTCAAACTTGCTCAACAAGATGAAATTGCTCGTGAATGGCACAAAAAAATACAATCACAATTCAATTTGATTGAAAATTAAATATCATTTGAAATGAGAAGATACTTTCCAATAACCGTGTTTGATGTAAGAACTTGGGTTACTGATAAACGAGCAAACCATTGGAATGCGGTGCGATTAAGAATTTGATCAGATGGAATATAAATTCCATACATGTCATGTGAAAAATCCACATCTTCTTCACTGATCAGGTCCTCTGTGAGAATTGCTTTACCGTTTTCAGTTTTAGTTCCAATAATGGTTCCATCAACGATTGACAACTGATGGGGGTCCGATAACATGCATTTGTAAAACCATCTGTCACTTTGATTCAAAAATTTGTATTCATTTGTATAATCATTAGTGGCTATATTTTCTAAATAATTGACATATTTCATCATAAGTGTGCTATTTTTACGACATCCCATAATTTTGCTGCTGGGAAAAAATGGAACTTCATCCATGTAAGACGGGAATTCAGACACAAAGACGGATTGGTTTGATTCTTTCAACATGTTTAAATAAAGTGAACTCAAATTTTTTAAACATATGAAAGAAGCAGGGACCGTCATTCCTCCATACTTTTGAAGAACCTTTGCCATTGCAAGATCTCTTAAATGATGTTTTAATGGAGATGGCATAGTTTCGGTTGGAATTGTCCAATTTGGGATGAGTCTGTTAAACGCTTTATCATCCAATAAAACTACATTGAATGATTTTCCACAATGTTCAATGATGCTGCGAATGCATAAATGCAAATATGGTTGATTCAAATACATGGACGACCTGGATCCCCAACTTGACCAGTTTCTATTATTTTTTTCATGATCAATAAATATCCAAATAAATGGTTTTCGTGTGTTCATTCGTGTTTTATCATTCAATAAATATTTTTTTACCAATTCATAGTTGTCAAAAAGTGTGGTGTCTGTATTAATTTTGTACCGATTATACGCAATGCTTGCAACAAATATCACTAAATAAAATAAAAAAATCTTGATTGATGGCATCTTTATAAACCCTTTATATATTATATTTGATATTATATCAGTTGTATTATTGACATGCAATGTAATGAACAATTTGAGTTTTTGATTTATCATATTTTCGTTCAGATTTGAAATAAATATTTGAACCACGACAAATTTGTCTTAAAATTGTAATCAAACTGTTATAAGACATTTTCCTCGTCAAAAAAAATTGTTTTTCTTTATGGTAGTAAGGCAACAAACTGTAACAAAAGTGGTCTAGTAATGATTTTTTATTAAACTCATCCACATAAATTGATTTTTTATATGAATTTATGTCAATCAAATGATGATCTGTATTTGGAATTTTATGTGAAATTTTGTTAACAAAATCATAAAGTAGTTCCAATGGGACATTACTCTTGAAAAAAGATGATTTTGTAACTGACCCAATTGAGTTATCACTGTCTACAAGTTTGTCATTCATTCACTAATGATAACATAATTAGATATTAAATTTGAATCAATAACGTAATGTTTTGCAAACATTGTTTGTAAATAAGGCAAGTTCAATTTCGTCTTCATGAACATTATGAAAAATACTTATGTACTTGCAAATGATTGCAATTACTTTGTATTTCATATTTTCATTTAAAAGTGGTGTTTTTTTGACATATGCAAAATAATTTACAAGAATATCCATGACTGAATACCCTTGGTCAAACAAGTGATATAACACCGAAATGCAGTCTGAAATTTTAATACTACATGATGCACAATTTTTCGTAAATTTGTCAAAATTGCTAAATCCAATGTTTGTGCACAATTTATTCGCTAGTTCATTGGTTATTCTAACATTCATTATTTTGAACTTTTCTAAATAGTTGATAAGAATGCGAACAGACCCGTTTGACACGGATAAGACAAATTTTGAAGCGTCTTCATCTATTTTGATATTTTCTTTTTCACAGATTTTATTCAAAATTTTTTGCATGCAAATTGAATTTATTGGATTTATCTTCAATATAATTTGTCTTGATTGCAAATTGTCTATCACTTTTTGAATATTGGTACATGAAGCAATGAATGATACATTGTGTTTGTATTTGTCAATGCAATTGCGAAACACTTGTTGGCTTTGTTCATTTATAGTATCTATGTCATCCAGCACAACCAGCTTTTTTTTACCAAAAACAAGAGATTTAGTTTGACAAAATATTTTTAAATCGGATCTGTAGTATTGAATGCCTTGATCTTTCAAACTGTTCAAGGTCATTATATTATCATCCTTGAATGGGTCATTGCTGTAATACTCATTTATTATTGCATTTATTAATGAAGTTTTTCCTGATCCAGAATCACCAAGTATCAATAAATTCAACTCTTGCATCTCAATCAATGGACACAACGCTTTTGTCATCAAAGGTGGCAGCTGTTCAAATTCTGAAAGTCGCAAAGGCTGGTGTTTATTTATGAAAGGGTTACTCATTTTAACTATAATTTTGAGAATTATTTAATAATATTTTCATTATGTAATATTATTGAACAAATAAATTTTTAATATCTAACACGTCTTTTTGACGTTTTTTTTCTTTTCAGTGACGCTTTTTTCTTCTGGCCTCCTTTTTTTCTTTTGGGATGGGGATGCACACTATGTTTTACACTATAAAGCCTACTCAGACTCAGATACATTATTTTGTATATTATTATCTTTTATTTTATTTTTGAAATAACTGTAATTATTTCATTTATGTTCAATTTTGGCAAGTCTGTGTGACATTCCCAAAAAAACTTACAATATGCCCATTTGAAAGTTGGCTCTTTTGAACTCACTATTTTTTTCAAACACCTTGACACATTGCATGGCAGTAAACTGTAACTTTGTTCCGGCAAAACATAACACAACTGAACCATTTCTGATATGGGGTCTTTCGGTTTGACTTTCAATAAATCAATTGTTTCTTCAGGAATGTGGGTTTCTAAATCTTTTAACAGCGGGGGGTAGTGGTTATTGTATGACCACGTCCAGTCCACACATCCGGTTGTGTAATACTTGAAGGTCCATTCCATACCTTCCAAATAATTTCTACACAGTTCATTCAATGAGTCCACATTTGAAACCGCACATAATTCAGAATAGTACCTTTTTTCCCATCCATTCTTGAATGGGTTAATGTACATCTCAACCTCTCGTTCAATCATTGGTAACATCATGACATCATGCATGACGTTTTCTGGATCTTCATTATCTCTCATGTATCTGGATTGTCTGTCACGAGTATTGTGTTCTTTTCTAATGAGGGTCAATTCTTGTAATGCAAGATTCTGTACAAATTTTTTGTATTGCAACCAATTGATTTTTAATCCATTTTCGCACGCTTGGATAATGCCTTCTTTCAATTTGAAAGTTGCACAATATGTTTCCATTAACGTTGATATTCCAGTGGTGCGAATATTCAACATTGGAAAGTGCGGCATGAAATCATTCCCCAACATAAAACACATGAATATGTAATCCAATACCTTAGTATGTTTTTCATTCACTGACAATTCTAATTTTGTTAATTGTTTTGCAATTTCATTCGCAAACTCAGGAATGTCCACATAATATTTTTCATTCACATCCAATTTCACATTTATTGATTTCAAGTATTCCGGGGTTTCACGATACAAGTATATTTTTTCAGAAATATTAAGATGTGAAAGGCACAGCATTATCAAATCTGCATCCATACCATATATCAAAGTTGTTTGCTTGCTGTGTTCTTTTTCAAATTTACGAATGTATTCAAATATTTTGTGTTCACCCTCACCGGGTTCTTTGCTACTGCTTACTATAACATTATCCATATTTTTGTATTTTTCATGCAACATTTTATGAAGTTCTGTCATGAAATTTGTACCTGGAGTGATCGCCGTTGTGTTCCAACAAGCTTTAGGTGCATTCACCTTTATTCCTTCTTTTATCATCATTTTTCTTTTCTCACTTTCCATATGGCTCAAATACCATGATTTGAATCGTCTTTCTCGTTGCTGATTCAACTTTGCAACTGGTGCTACTCCATCAAATGCAATAAATACACGATTGATCGGGTTCACCATTTCAATACAATTGTTTATGCTTTTACAAACATTTTCTATTAGTTCTTTCTCAAAGTCAGCACACGAGTCTGAATCGTATGTCATTTGTCGCACAACTTCATATATTATTCCATTACAATCCATGTATAAATTGTCAATTACCAACAATTGATGCAATGATTTTATAATCCGTGGGTATTTTTTCAAGATATGTGCAAAATAACTTGGAATACCCATAGTTATAGGTTGTAGGTTGATAATTCAATCTGTCTCTATTCATTATATTATATTTAAGTATATTATTTAAAGTATATGGTAATTCAGTACTAACTATTTCTATTTTGAACATTATTGAAACTTTTTTTTTAAAGTAATAATATTAGGAAAACCATATTTTATTATTATATTTCCATATTCAAATTTATAAGCTCATGGACGAAAAATCATCATCGTTTGTTGATTTGATTATGAATATTCAAAAAACTATTCCATTTGTTATGTCTTCAGTAGCACTTGGAATCAACATTGTAAATCATACACCACTTCGCGGATTTACTTACATCATCATAACATTCTGTTGTTTTGCGGTAGTCTTTATTTCTAACTTGAAAATGATAACCATCACTTCTTTTATTTATTCTTCAATCGGATACTTGTCAGCATGCGCTGTAAATGTTGAAGATGATATTGACATTTCCATAAAGGTATTATTACCAATCGTATTTTCAATACTTGCATTTATTGACATTGGTGCAATAAAATATTCATTATATGGGTTTGATTTTGGAATGTATGTTGGAGGTGCATTGTTTGGTTTAGCATGGGGTTTTGCATTTTTTTACCTAATCGGTTTGTTTCCCAAAAAAAATTTATTTTTGTACGATTTTGAAAGCTGTTCGTGTGATACTTGTGCAAACATGAACAAATGTGCAAATAATGGTGTACGAGTTGCAAAAATAATACAACAATAAAAATAATTTGTAATTATAAAAACAAAATAACAAATGTCTCAAATTAAAGTTGGGAATGTTGCGGATGTACGTTCAGTTTACCAACTCTTACTACCATTTGATATTCGCAGTGTGTACTATCAAGACTTGATGATATTTCATCAACAATTAAATATAGATCACCTTTTAGGAACGCTCGCCGCCGAAGAAAATCCAAGCTCAAAAGTTGATAAGTTTAAAAAGTATTATAGGATTTTATTCAAAATATGGGTGTGTTTCATGTTCAATATAAATATACTGCCACCTCCTGCTGCTGCTTTTGCTGCTGCTGCTGCTTCTGCTGCTGCTCTGGCTTCTGCTGCACCCATGGATTTGCTGCAGATTGACACTGCGATAAAATCGGCATTACCTGAAACGTTAGTTCAATACTTTAAAACACTAGGTGAGGAGTTTATTAATTTAATGATGGATGGAAAAAATGAATCAGTAAGTCCAACGGTTGTTGAACGTGTATTGTTGTTTTTAGAAGTATATTCTTATTTGAAATGTCCACAGGCATTTAACCTTGTTTCTTTTACTGCAATAACTGAAGCTTTACAAAAAGAGTTGAATAGTGAAGGTGCTACTTTTAGCTGCCTACGATTTGAAGGTCCTGAAATATTAGAACAAATTCGCGCTTTTAAAACAACTAAGGATGTTACCCCTTGGACAGAGCAGGTATGCTGCGGTGAGCAAAGTGGCCGCGTGCAGCTTGTCGCGAAGGCTCCGATTCGGACTTTTAGGTGTGATGGTGTATGTGATACTTTAAATTGTTTTTTAGCAAACCAGTCGGATTTTGATACTAATGTTAGGATGGTGGATCTTGTAACTCAGTTTCAAATGTGTCAACGGTATAGACCATGTTTCGGAGTATTCACCGGTCTTAGATTGAATCGTAACAATTTTATTAACGGATTCGGCTTCAATAGAGATGATATTTTTTTTAAAGGACTAATTGATTATTTTGTTTACTCTACATTTAACAACAAACCAGACAGTCCGCAATTACAATTTTCTTATACTTTTGTTTCAGTTATTATGGCATGTATTTCAGAAACTGCCTTGCAACTTATTCCATCACCTCATTACAGAACATTGCTGTCTCTCCCAGTTCAATTCTTTGGTCCTTTGCCACCTGTTCCACCTGAAAATGGTTTTGTCACTTACAGGATATTAGAACCGTTGCCTTCCTCAGTAGTCGCTGAAATCAAAAGGATATTTGCGTATATGGCGTATCATTTACAATGTGGCGCAATTTCTACTATTTTTACGAGTAGATTGAATTTAGCTAGTTTCAAACAACAGAAAGCGGCATTCGTGAATTATTTTCATACTAAAGCTCATATTTATTATAACAAACAAACGTTTAATGGTACTGAAGCATCACTTTCATTGTTGTCCTATCGTAACATTGAAGCTATGGATCGGGTGGGGTATACGGAGCCAGATGCTTTAGATGTTATAAGCAGTAGACGAGAGACCTACGGGGTAGTTCGTTTAAATTTCGATCCATTCAGCTATACTGTCTCTCCCCGAGGGCTTAATTTTAATGAGCTTTCAAAAGATGTGGAAGAAAAAACTATGAATGCGTTTTCAGAGGCGGTGGCCTTTATAAAATCATCTTTGACACAGTCATTGATGTCAATCAAGCTATTTAAGGATAAATGTAAACCAGAACAACTTCCCGGGCTTTGCGAATTCTCAAGTCTTGATCAAATAGAGAAGGAGTGGCAAGGGTTTAAAGAAAAATCAGCAGTATCAGCAGCAACAGATAAAGAAAAAATTAATTTTGAGTTGACCCTATATCGTATTTTGACATATTTCAGTAAAATTGAAAAAAAATTAAATGAGATGGGTGTGACCATTGACCATACAATTGCATTAGTCGGTGTATTCTGTCGTTCCCCTGTCACCCCTATAATTCATAATATTACTATTGAACGTAACAAACTTGAGGATAACTACAAAAGGTTACTACCACAACCACCATCAGGAGCAGCACAACCATCACTACTAAAAAGACAACAGCAAGAAGCAGCAGCAGCAGCAGCAAAAGCAAAAGCAGAAGAAGAAGCCAAAGCAGCAGCAGAAGCCAAATCAGCAGCAGAAGCAGAAGAACTGAAAAAAAAACAAACGCGACAAGCTCAGGAACAAATTAGATATGTTACAAGATTAGTATTTACCCCCCAAGAATTTGATTCATATCCGGACAATAAAGATTTATTGGTGTATAAAAACCCGAATATCCTTTTTACTGATACAATAAACGACATAGTGAATAATAAAAGAAGAGAAGCAGAAAAAGCAGCAGCAGAAGCCAAAGCAGCAGCAGAAGCCAAAGCAGCGGCAGAAGCCAAAGCAGCAGCAGAAGCCAAAGCAGCGGCAGAAGCCAAAGCAGCAGCAGAAGCCAAAGCAGCAGCAGAAGCCAAAGCAGCAGCAGAAGCCAAAGCAGCAGCAGAAGCCGAAGCAGCAGCAGAAGCCAAAGCAGCAGCAGAAGCCGAAGCAGCAGCAGAACTGCAAAAACAAGAAGCAGAACAAGCAGCAGCAGCAGAAGAACTAAAACAACAACAACAACAACAACAACAAAGAGAAGCTATAATAGTAAAAGAAACAATGGAAAAAGTATACCGTATAAATGAAGACTTAATATCAAGAGGCTGTATGCTTTTCAAAATAGACATAAATTCAATTATCAGTGGATACATTGCGGAATCAAATCAAGACACCAATTTTGAAAATTTAGTTTTATTCACATTAGCATACTTGAATGCTAGTTTAAATAATAATGTTGTCCGTATTTCAATAGTTGGAACAACCGGTTTATTAATGAATGTTACTAATCCGAATATGACAACTAAATGTTGTATACAGAAAAGTGACCTTGATTCACTTCTGGAAATAGATACATCAATTTCTAATACAGAAATAATTGTAATTGCAAATATCTTAAAAGATATATTGGTTGGTTTGTTCCAATTGAACAGAAGAATGAACATGACAATTTTTGAGTTGAAGATGGGTAGAGAAATACATGATGTGTTAAAAGATGCGCCATTATGGTCTTTTGCGGTTACTAAAGCACGTAACGCGGATAATACTTTTAAATTTTTTGCAAAGACCAAATCCATAGTTGGATTTTTGGATTTTACATATAAAAGTCATTCTTTTAGTGAGTTTCCCCGCTCTTCTGTTGGAAAATACCACCTTTTTCATCCATCCGTAGAACAACTGTATCATGAAGCGTCTAGCATTACAACCAAATACGTACGCGAATTGAATAAACAACTTTCTGAATTTGAAAGATTGAAACAAACAATAGAAGCATCTGAAATTCAAAAACGTATGAAACAATTATACGAAGCCTATGCAATCAATATGACATTTATACTCAAATTCGGAATGAAATCTTTGCAAATAAAAATGTTATTGAAGTTGTTGTCTCAACAAGAAGGTGAACATCCTGATTTTCAGAATATTGAAACCTTTTATGAGTATGCTGATAATGATGGTGGTATTCATGCCATAATAATTCGGTGCGTAGACCATTTTAGACAGATACCCCCTTGTGATTTTTTTAAATATTTTGCTGATATAAGAAAAAACGTGCCCATGTCAAGAAAATTCTTGGTACCTCAATACAGGGTGAATAGCTCCAATCCTCAACACAAGGTGTACTACGATATAAATAATACACTACTAGGTTTTTATAATGGGTATAAATTTACTACTGTCAATGTGGATGAGGAGAATGAGGAGCAGGTGTGGAGGTCGCCGTTAAAGTCAAATGGAGGACGCAGCATAAGACGTATGAGGAGTATACCTTCAAAAATAACAACAAAAAAAATGAAAAAAATGAAAAAAATAACAACAAAAAAAAAACGAAGACAGACAAAAAAGACAAAAAAGACAAGAAAGACAAGAACATAATAAAGAGTTATTTATTCATGTTACAAATTGTACAGATGTATTCAGTATGCTCACCCACATTGGTTGTATCTATTATCCAATTGTGGAGACATTTTGTATATATGGATGTTTCAAGTCTCTTCATATTTTCTTGAATCATTGTAATTTTATTTTTTAAATTCATCAGTTCACGTCGACAAGTTTCCAATTCTTGAATTTCATCTTTGAAATTTGCCATGATTGATCAAGTTATATTATTTGTGATAGAATAGTAGAGTAAAATCAATTTTTAATTAAATAGCATATTATATATTATACTACTATCTATAGTATATTATATTATGGTATGGTGGCATCCAACGTGGAACTTATTTCATATTTTTACAGCAAATATAATTGAAGAATCATTTAATGATATTTTTAAAAATGAAATTATTGATTTATTTATCAAAATTTGTAATAAAATACCGTGCGCGTTTTGCAGGGTTCATGCTTCAGAACATATGAAAACTATAAATAAAGATGAAATTATAACGGCGAGAGATTTAGAATTATTTTTTTGGAAATTTCATAACCAAGTAAATGAAAACACGAATAAAGAATTATTCCCAGAAGAAAATTTAATCGTATACAAAAAAAAATATGTACGAGAAATCACAACAGAATTTGAATACGTTTTACAAAATTATTATCGCAATGAAGAACTTTTGAAAGAATTTACCACATGGACACAAGCAAATAAAAATAATTTTATAAACTACACAAATTCTGAAAAGAATGAAAAGAATGTCAATCTCACTAATACTATTTGTAATGAATTTTTAAAACCGAATGATGAATATATGATTATGTCTGGACCCTGGATATCTAATGAAGGATTAGTAGATAATATTTCTGTAATTGATTCTGGTGAAAAAGTATATATTAAACATGAACCACCATTTACCAAAATGGTAACAACTAGTAATGTTCAAAAATATTATCAAGGACCTATTGCTGATTATAAACCATGTAATTGGTCTAAATATAATCTCATACATATTCCTAATCTTTATGTTATTTCTAAAGATTCTGGTTCCCATTTTACAACCTGAGAAAAAAGATAAATTATTCAGATGAATAAACAAGTAACATTTGTTAGTATTTTAGAACCTGATTTTTTATATAATTACAATATAATTACAATATGACCGTCATTTCAAAAAACCTCATTTCACCATTAACAATGGAACGAACCCATTTAATTAAAAAATCAATCCCAAGACAACTTATTTGTGATTGTGATGAATATGATGTTGCAGATGAATGTGCATTTGTTTGTAACATGTTGTCTACTAAGTTGTCTACTAAGTTGTCTACTAAGTTGTCTACTAATACGAAAAAGGTGAAAAACAAGACCAAAAAAAAAAGACAATGATGGGCAACAAACTCGCTGATGTGTAAATGTATACAATTTACCAATTTACAATTATATCATGTGGTATTAAATAGCCTATATAATAAATTGCTTCGGTTTTCAATAAAATAAAGACAGAAAATAGCAAAAAAAGAACAGCATTTAAAGTTGTAAATTGTTTTTCATACAAGACGCATAAAATCCAAGTACAGAATATTAACCAATAAAACAAATTAACATAATATTCAACATTATTTAGTTGAGTAACAATTTGCATGTTGTATTCATTTTTTTTTTTCAATAATTCCAAATTACTCGTGTTATTCTTGAAAAATGTGAAATTAAATCCGTCCATGTTTCTACCTGTACCAGTTGTGTATGTTGGATCACTGTTGTCCATTTTCAAAAGTTTTGCACGAGTATCATCTTGTGTTTTACCTATTTTAAAAGCACTTCCACTTGGGTGTAATGTAGTGTTCAAAAAAGGATTATTAATAGTAGCTGTGAATGTAATAATAACATGTGAATAGTTAGTGTAGATATCATAATCAAATGTATTATTTGTATAATCAAAATTTAACTGACTTCCAGTTATCGTCTTTGAGGAGTTTTCAAACCCTTCCACTACATTTATATTGTTTGCTGAATTCAATGCATTTAAATTGGATATTTTTTCACGTGAAAAAGTTACCCAGTCCATGAATTGTTTTTTTAAAACAGTAAGTTGATTATTTGCATCAGTAATGAAATTTTTTTTGATTTGTTGATTTCCGGCAACTTCTCCCATGGTTGCAATTATGTAATTGTTTTGTGTTTGAGTTACTTTATCAGGTGTGTTTTTTTGCAAAAGCAAAGCAGCATCTCGTTCATTTTTTGCTTGAGTTATTTTTGTATTATGTTCGCATGCGCTTCCAACGGGGCATGCATTATTTGCGCTGTTTATAATGTTTGCAACATCGTTCATCATTTTGAGTTGTTGATCATTATTTATATTCATGGTTGGGTTCAATGATATGATATTGTGATATTGATATATTGTTATATTATATATATTAAACAAGAATTATCATAAAAACAATTCGTTGTACTTAGATTTTCAACAAAATAAAAAACCGACAGTGGTCAGGTCATGCCATACAATTATAGTGCTAAATGTTTCACTTAGGACTATGAAAAAAATAAAATGTTTAGTAAGTCAGTTTTAACAACAAAGATGTTACATTACAAAATATCGCGTGGTTTTCTTATTCACTGTCATCATCATTGTCATAAATGATTGCAATATTTTTCCAACAACCGTTGTATTTTCCAAATTTTTTGTCCATGAATTCATACAATTCGGAACCTTTTGGAACATCCCGTCCATGAGCACGAGTGTACCACTGTTTAAATGTTTCGTAGACTTCTGTTTTTTTGACTCCTCGGCTTCCTGTTTGAATTTTGATTTTGTCTCGCATAAATTCGGATAAGTAGTCTTGACCCAGACGATATTTTTGACTGCTTGCATTTACCATATTGCAAGGTTTGACCAATCCGTTTGTTTTATAAACATGCTCAACAAGCATTGACATGAAAATGGGTGCCCACACCTTTATTTTTTCATCCAACATGCGATCAATTTTGAATTGGTGTGGATTATCAATGTCATCGGTGACAGGGTTATCACAAAACTTTGATATGAAATCTATTTTTTGAATTCGTCTCCAGGTGCCGTCATCATTGCTGCGTATTTCAAACATAGTGTTTGTACATACAACTAGTTTGAATTGAGGAATGAATGTAACCATGTCTTTGTACAATGCTCTTCCTTGTAATGGATCACCGGCAGAGACTTCTTTCAATACGCCTTCATTGATTTGATCACCCTTTGAAGGTTCCTGCATAACAGCATATCTCACACCGATGAGTTGTGCAATTTCGGAAGAAGTTCCTCCGATTCCGTTTCTTTTGTTTGTGATCAATGTAATTGGAACGGTAGCTTTGTATTGTCCAAAACAGCGAGACATAAGCTCAGTGAGTTTAGATTTTCCGTTGCTGCCGGCACCAACATATATTTGAAATGTTTGATCACGATTGACACCGATCAAACATGATGCCAAATGATCCCACATATAATTGCGTAACTCTTCAATTGGAAATAACTGCTGCATAAATTCGTTTATCTCATTGATAATGGTGGCATGTTTTTCATGATCAAGTGGCACATAGTCAATGTTAGTGCATTTGCTGATGTTATCATCGGGCTGACCCCGACGAAACCGTTTTTCATTGAAGTCAATAACTCCGTTGGTGAAACACATGAGGTGGGTATTTGTATCCAATGTGTCAACAAAGTTGCGGTCGTAAAATAATTCACGAGCTTCTTTCATGATGTTGTTTTTGAAAGTGGTTGTTTTAAGTCTCATGCATATTTCAGTAAATTTTTCGGCTCGCATGCTTTTTTCCTTCCATTCATCACTTCCTGGGTCTTCCTGGTGCATGAGTGTGGTATTTTCAATTTGTTTCATGTGATACATGTTGTATATGTCTCTGGAAATCATCAAACGAAGTGCGTTTCCAGAATCACATTCTTCCCAGCGGGTTGAATTGAAGGAATACCACGCATTATTCTTGATGCTAACACATACAAATTTGTCTTTGGCATAATTGTAAACAACATGAGCCAAGTCAACATCGGTTGCTTCTTTTGTTTTGAGTGTTTCTTCCATGTAATATTCATTGGTTTTTTGACGTATCTGATCATACAATTCGTTTGCATCAGTTTTACACCAATACATGATGGAACGGTTTGTCAAAAATCGTCCATCTGCAGGAGTATTCAATCCGAATTGCAACCACTTTTCGTAAAAAGAGTTAATCATGCTGTATTCAAATTTGGAAGATTTTGCACTGAATGACATCCACGTTAAGAAGAGGTGTGAACTTGTATTGCGCAGTGCCCATCCCACACGAATCCATTTGGGTTCTTGGTCATAATAAGGTGAAGGCAATGCCATTGTATATTGGTGTGTTTCACGTAGCTCACAAGACTTGTTGTTTTCAAGCGATGCGTACAATGTTTCAAGTGCATCTTGCAATTGGGAAGCACAAGTTATATCAGACAACTGAATGATTTCAACATGAGGTACATTGAATGATATTTTTTTTTCAGCACTGTCTCCAATATGTGGTGGTGGTGGTAGTTGTTTGGATCGTGGTTTTGACTTTTGACTGCCTACTAACAATTGTTTCATTGCAGCATGTTCTTCCTTGACATTTTCTGATATTTCAAATTCAGAATGATATGCATATTGAGCAGTCAACAATTGAAAGTTGACTCTTACATCAAATTCAGAAAGGTTGCGTTCATTGAACCCAAGGGTGCAATCATTGTCCAAACTCATGACAAACCAATATTTCAAAACATAAGCTTGATTCCCTGGTTTTCTTGAACCATACAATTGCCAATTTGTGGTGCCACGAACAATGCTCTCATCAATGACTTCTTCCCATGAATTTGTTAAGGGAAGGTCTCCCCAAATACTGGGCATACTAGCAATCATTTTTTTTCGCAACAACATTTGCAATGCACGATTCATTTTCATTCCAATTAGAATGTGAATTCCATCTTTTGTGACATCTTCAAGCAATGTAACATCGGGTTTTTCAAATATAAATATGGGAAGAAGCGTGTCAGGCGTAAGAACCACCAAGTCGGACAAATGTGAGATAAGTGTTTCCACGAAAGAGGTTATATGCTCTTTTGTATGCTGTCGTGTTTCAACAGTGGAGAGATACCGTTCATCCAAGTCTATCAATCCAGGCCCGTTATCATACAATTGTTTTTCAGTGAGATATTCTGGACGCCCTTGAATCAAAACATGATCAGCATATTTTCTGTAAAACTCACCTATGTCTTCAGGAGGTATTGTGTATGCTCCTCCGGATATTCCTAATTTTTCAGAAGGAATTCGGGTGTGCGTGTGTGGCTGTCCTTTACCTGAAAACCTTGACCGCATAAACGCATCAAATGGCGAAGACGAAGTTTTTGCTTTTGAACTCATGGGTTGATGTTTGGAATGATTGATATAAATTCTCGACATTTTTTTATTTCAATTTTTCTCTAAATGTTGTTAAAATTGAACATGTTGAAAAATAAACAAAGTTTGTTTTGAAAAAAAAAATATATAACAAAAATGGACATAAACCGAAATTGTTTTATTTAAAAATACAAACAAAAATGAACAAAGATGCCATTTCAAGGTTATTGAAAGACATTCGGGAAATTGTTACAAAACCAGAACCAGGAATATATTATAAACACAGTGAGTTAGATATGTCAGTGGGATATGCAATGATCATTGGTCCGAAAGATTCATTATACTCAGGTGGTTATTATTTTTACAAATTCAAATTTCCAGATGATTATCCACACACACCCCCAGTTGTTGAGTTCTTAACAAATGATGGGGTGACACGTATGCATCCAAATATGTACAAAACAAAAAAAGTGTGCATAAGCATTTTGAATACGTGGAGAGGGGACCAATGGAGCGGGTGTCAAAGCATAAAATCTGTTTTACTTTCACTCATGTCATTGCTTGATGACAAACCATTGTTGCATGAACCCGGAATAACTGAAAAGAATGTGGATTATGACGCATACCACAAAATAATACAATTTAAAAATTATAATTTTTGCATGTTAGGTTTATTAAAGTCGTTTGAAGAGTTTACAAAAATTGTTGTCAGTATTGAGCATTATGAATATTTTTACGAATTAATGTGCGATATTTTTTATTCAACTTTTTCTTTCCATGCGAATAAAATACAATCTCTTTTCACTGAATATCCAGAGGCACATGTTATCAAAACTTCGGCAGTATACAACATGGCAATTTGTGTTGATTATGCTGCAGTAGTGCATGCATTTAACGACTGTTTGCATGCAATAAATTTGAAAAAAAAAACACCCCAATACGCAGCCATTGGTAATAATTAAATTCATTTAATTTTATTTAAAAATTGAATTAAACAATATATTTGTTATTATTAATAGCGGTATTTGCGTGATTTAAACCAAAAACACAACATGCACTTTTGTACTGGGTGTGGAAATATGTATTATATTCGTATAACAGATGACAATAAAATAGTATACTATTGTCGCAACTGTGGTAATGTGGATAGCAACATGACAGTAGAAAATGTTGTGGTGTCAAACACAGTATTCACACAAACTGTTTCCAATGGAGGAGGAGCAACTATCATAAACAAATACACAAAATTAGATCCTACATTGCCAAGAATATCAACAATACAATGTCCAAATTTAGAATGTCCGTGCAACAAAAACCACAATCCATCACAATACAAAGACCGCACCTCATTTGCATTGGATAACGAAGAAATACCGGAAGAAGCAGAGCCGGCAATCATGGACGAATCAGTTCCCCGTGAAGTCATTTATTTAAGATATGACGATGTCAATATGAAATACGTTTATTTGTGTGCAATTTGCAACATGGTTTGGAACACGGAACGCATTTGAATCTGAAAAATCATTAATTCACAAAAAATTGAATAAAGACATTAAGATATTTAAAGATATACAAGAAACAGTCAACCAACCCAATGTCTCAATATTTGATTTCCACACTTCAAATTTCAAACCCGGACAAATTTAGAGAAAATGTTCGTGAAAAACTGAGACCAATGTTCAGCATGATTCCACCGGAAAAAGCAACCAATTTTGCACTCAATTTAGAAAGAGGAATTTACAACTATACATTAAGAGAATCTGATTCAAAAAACATTGTGAAAAAATGGGAAAATGGGTACTTTGTTCAGATTTATGCAGACCGTTTACGTAGCATTTGCATAAATATGAAAAATTCTCACATTGTTCAACTCATTACAAATAATCAAATCAAACCACACGAATTGGCATTCATGACACACCAAGAAATGAATCCTGAAAAATGGAGCGAACTAATTAAACAAAAACAAATCAGAGATAAAAATAAGTACGAAACGAATATTGAAGCATCAACAGACAATTTCACTTGTCCAAATTCAAAATGCAGATCAAAAAAGTGCACGTATTATCAATTACAGACTCGTTCGGCAGATGAGCCAATGACAACATTTGTAACATGTATAGATTGTGGAAAAAGATGGAAGTGTTAATTAATTTCAATTATATTTCAAATTTGTAATTTTTTTTTCTATATTAAGGATATAACCAACAGAATGAATCGTTCTCGTAGCCACAATCGTACTCGCGGCCGCAGCCGCAGCCGCAGCCGCAGCCACAACCGTAGCCGCAGTGGTGGCAAACGCCGTCGCTGAATTATTTCATAAAAAAATAATTATAATTTAATCATGGATTTAGGTGCATGATTAAATGGAACGCGGAACTTAAATTAAGGAAGGACATTCAAATGATCTCCAAATCAGATAATTTCCAAAATTCAAAATTTCCGTTCGGAATAGGTCTTTTAATTATAAATGGAATAACTTTTTTTTGAAGTTCAAGTTGGGCTATCAAATAACCATCTATGATGTTTTTTTCAATTTCAATCAACGGCTTTGCTCCTTGATTGATTTGTTTAGCACGAACACCAAGTATTCGTGTTTTTTCATATTTTGTCAAAAATGGTGACGTTTTATGTAATGCGTCTACTATTATACCATCAGAATTTCGTACAACTCGCACAAGGGATTCAATTTCATCAACGTTGTTATCCAACATTTCTGGATGATGATTTTTCATGTGCGTTTCTCTCAACAAATCGTCAAATTTTTGCAAGTAATTTTCATCAGTATCATTCTCATTCTCATTATCATTATCATCATCACCACTATCGTAATTGCTTTCACTGTCTTCACTCATATCTTGGTATGACTGTTCTAAACTGACAATGTCTTGAAGTGTTGGTTTTGGTTTTGACTTGATCCGTTTATTTTTTTGTTTTGAAAAAATGTTTAAAACTGCATCTGCATCTGTATCTGCATCTGCATCTGCATCTGCATCTGCATCTGCATCCGATAAATCAGCATCAATTGATGCGATTGATGCAGTTGAATCATCATGCGTCCCTTCACTGTCGCTTTCGCTTGGTTCTGAATTGTCTGAATTTTCTGAATTTTCTAAATTGGTTTCATCTTCAACCGGTTTATCATGGTTGATGAATTTTGATAAACTGTTTGCCATTGTATTTTTCTTGACAACTTCATCCATGGGATCATCATCATCGCTGCTAAAAAGTAATTCAGGTTCTTTTGCACTCATTCCTCCTATACTAGTACCGTTGATTAAACTTTAATATAATGTTTCAATTTTAATTTTATTTTTATTTTTTTTTCAATATTCAATGTTTTCAATCAAACATCTATTTTCTGCGTTCAGCCAATCACTTATCAATTTTGTTAGACACTCTTGTGAACTAGGACTTCGTTTTTTAGGAGCACGCATATTATACACTTCTGGAAATTCACGTTCTTTCACAATTGTTTCCCACACATTCGCCAATATTTTTATAGCAGATTCAAACCATCGTGTGTTTCGTAAAACCAAAACGCAACTCATTTTTTTTAACCGCCAATTTATATTTTTTATCCACACCTTGTCTTTGTTTCGTTCCATTACAACATTCAACCATTTCTCTGCATCGGTTGAGTTCAATCCAACCGGTTCATACTCATAATGCGGGGTTCCATTATTCATGAAAAACAAAATCATACCTTGCATTAAAGGTTCTTCCGTTTCTTTCATTTCTTCTTCTATTTCTTCAGTTCCATCTTCCACAAAGTATGTTTCAAAAAAATCACATTCATTTAAATTAAAAACTTCCATTTGCATTTGCATTTGTATCCAATATTCTTTTTTTGGAATTCCAGTTATTTCGCGATTTATGATATTCTTAATTTCCAACATTCTTCCATATCGCATTGAGTTCGGATCCACATTTATTCCATCGGGGGATGCTCCAATAAATTCATGCTTATCATGAATAATGCAACCAAAGTCAGACACTCGTGTGTGATACAAATGTTCATATACCATCCGTGAAACTGGTTCATATTTTTGTCCCCAATGCAGGGAAGAATTGGTATTTACACTTATGTATTGCTCTTTTTCACAAAAAGGCTTGCATTTTTCATATATCAACTGATTCACACAACTTTGGCTTCCAAACGCTTTCCATGCGTTGCTTGCAGTTATTAAATTGTGACGAAATTTGTACCATTCACTTGTGCGTTGATTTGGTTGTGGCTTATTTTTCAAATAATTTATTTTTTTGGCTACTATGTCCATATTTGGAAGTTTTCTTATAAAAGTTCCCTCACATTCGCGTTCTGGAACAATGTGCCGAAAATACAATGATTCACAATAATAACACAATGCTGCGGCTTCAAGGTCCATATCATATGAAATCTCAAATTGAGATATTCCTTCAAAATATTCATATAACACATCGTGAACTATCTCATGAAATTCGGGTTCACTAAAAATCAAAGGATTTGAATTAATATAATTATCTAAATGATTCAGCATTTCTTCTACAACATAAAAAATGTTTTCTTCCCCAAATTCTTTGAATAAACTTGACATACATTCATCATACACATCATATTTTGTTGGGAACATATCTTTCAGTCCATGCAACTCTTTTACCAACACATTCATTTTTATTAAATCCATATAAAATAAATCATTTATATGGTTTTGATTTATTAAAAAAATATTAGAATTATTACCTACCTGAATATCTGTGCTCCATGTACTCCAGGTCCTCTATTTTTTCTTGACAACCTTTTTGGTTCCACTCGCTGCTGCAGTGGAAGATTGAATTCTCTGTGGAACGTCGTCATCATCTGATGATTCAACATCAACCTCATTTGCCAATGACACTGAAGAAGATACAGAATGACTCCTCAACACCACGGGTTCTTCTTCTTTTTCACGGCAGGCACCATAACTGGATCTCTCCTCTTCGTCAATACTGATGTGACACTTTCCCAATAATGACGGTTTCGGCTTGAGTACCGCTTGTGTCAATCTCCATGTGACACCAAAACTACCACCTGCAATCCAAACACCACCACATGTGATGAGAACGGTAACGTCCGAACCCTTTGTAATGATGTCTCTTGGATGTTTTTCATCCGAGGTTGGAAACAAAAGAGTTGTCTTTGTTGTATCATAAATCTCCAGATCCTTCCATTCACCATCATAAAATGGAAGTTTCAAACGCATGGTTGGATTCTTGCTGAGATCTGGCTCGCCGGTTTCTTTGTTTTTTGTGTATGATAAAATCGGAGTGAATATTGCGTTCACCACATCAGCTGACATCGTTTTCCCAAACCATTCTTTTGAATGCGTGACTGCATCACTTTTGATTTTGTCTTCAAGACTTTTGATGTTTTTCAAAAATTCGGAAACAGGGGGCTTTGAGTATTCTGGTGATGGAAATTGAAGTGCCATTGTATATGACTGAATTGCTCCACTCTTTTTGTCAACATTCTCATTCAATCCCCATGTTAGCATCATGGGAGTTTGTAGAATAAGAGGGCCGTTGCTCTGAGAGTTCACGACGCCGATTGTTTTTCCGCCCGTTTTGCTGGTTTTCACCTTTGCAAAAGTCACGTTGTTGACATCAAGATGGGATCCGTGAACAATAGTTAACATTTTCGTTTGGTTGTTGTTGTTATGCTGCTTAGCATTACTAAGGTTGTTTCTTTAAATCAATTTTTTTTTTAATTGACAAAAAACAATAATAATTACAGGTTGATAGGTTATCTTGATGTCACATGAAGAATTCGGATTGTAATAAAAAAATTGATTTCATTTTTGAATACTTAGTAATACTCATAGATCTTATACAGATAGACAATGTTCCTAGTTCGGTCTGAATCACATCACCACGAATCACAAGAAGACCACTTGTGCGGAGGAGACTGTGACTGTTTTACAAGCGATGAAGAAGAAGGCTACTGCAACAATGACGCCAAACAACAAGAACTTCCGCATGCAAGTGCATCACCCATGGTCTGCAACAAGTGTGCTAAAATCATATCTGCAGAACTTGGGGGGTTCTCTGTGTATTGCAGTGACTCGTCCAATCCTGAACATGAGACTATTCAGTGCGAGGACTGCATTGTGCTTTCTCCAGAAACACGGAAATTTTTGGCAAAAAAAAAAGTTGAGTACGAAGAAGAAAGGGCAGCAGCGGCAGCGGCAGCAGTGGAACCTGAAGAATACTACGATTCCGAAGAATACGAAGAAAATTGGGGTTGGGAGGGCTACGGTTGGGGGGGCTACGACCATGCAGAAGAATGCAGCTGAAACCATACAAAGAAAAGAACTAGGAACAGGCTAGGAACAGGTAAGCAAGGTAAGTTTTTTTTTACTACATACAAAGTAATTTGGAATTTAAACCTCATGTACATGCATTGTTTGCTTATTGTTGATTAAATCGTTTTCCACGATGGACAAACATATAGACAACGGAGTATACTTGAATGTCTTTGGAAAAATGCCGTGAATGCACAACGTAACCGAGGCGCACAACAATTTGGCCGCATTTTTTGTGGAACTTACCAAGTTTGTGAAATAACTGCGCAGGCGCTTGCATGCATTGTAATATCGCATATTCATGTGGTGGGTGCGCAACACGTCTTGATTTGTGTAAGGGAGTTGCATTGTTTTTAAATGTAATCATAACATGTATTTATTTGTTTTTAAATGGAATACGAAATAACATTTAATAAATTGGATGAAGATTTTGAGTTTACTACAAATGGTATTTGTGGTGAACAAATAAATTGATATATTTTATTAATATTATTATTCAAAAACAGTTAATAAAAAATAATTCATTTTTCATTCATCATGAAATAATACATCTTGATGTCAATTAAAAAATATATGGTAATAAAAAAAATTGAATTCTTTTCAAATGCATACATATAACCATCAGACTAAACCATCATGACGACGTCAAGAAATTCATTCAACAACTGGAAGGAATTTGCAATTCACTTCCGCGAAGAAAACAACCCCAAATCACCAGATCAAGAAGACAAAAAAATCAAACGGTACGACACCAAATACGAGGACTCGGAAAATCTGGACTTGGCGGAACCCAACTTGAAATCCAAAAAAACCCGTTCTCCTCCCCCTTCAAAACCTCCTTCTCTACGGGTTTCATTCACAACCCCGCCCAAGGAAAACCCTGCAGAGCCGCCGCCGTCTTGTCCAAACGCTCCACAGAAAGCAAAAACCAGAGCGCAACGCCGACAAGTTGATTCAGAGCCTGTTCAACTCTTTGTTGAACAACCCAAAAAGAAAAAAGAACGAAGGTCCGATTACTACGTGAAGCAAGACACAATCAAACAAAATCGGGGCGTATTTTCAAAGATGATGTTGACTGAATGAGCGAGATAGCGCCCCGCCAGCTGATATAATATTTATTATGTATTGCAAAGGTAAGATGCAAAAAGAACAATATATGGGTTGTAAATAACTAACAGACTTTTATACAGGTACCTTTTTTTTAGTTTTTGATGTTTCTATAAGGGAGTTATAATCTGCGAGAGAAATTACAACAAACTCATCTTTATCACCATCATTATCATTATCATTGGTTTTGGAGTTGCTATTCACCAAATATAAAATTCCATCATATGTTCTACCGATACACCAGGTGGTTACCTTGAAAATTAAAGATACGGCAACTTCAGTGATGAAAAAAAACATTAGTAGTGTTGTTGTATAATACTATTTATTGTGAACATAATATTTTTTTTGGATTGATCATCAATGCATAAATTAATGTTAAAAGATATAAAAAAATGTATGTAAATAGTAAACAATAGAGAATAAAAAAAAACAAGAGTGACATGACTGATTTGCCTGAAACAAATAACATTAAACGTATTCGTACTTCAAAACAGCTGCGTACCAAAATAAAAGAAACTGAAAAAAAACCAGCGTTAATGATACCAGGTTATTCAGACTATGAAAAGTTTGAAAAACTTGAATATAAATTAAATGAATTGAGAGAAATATGCAAAGTGCATGCTTTAAAAAAGAGTGGAACAAAACAAGATGTGAAAATACGAATATATGATTACTTGAGACAATCTCATTATATAACAAAAATACAACGTGTAATGCGAAGAAAATTTTTGAAAATGCATATTCAAACAAGTGGTCCCGCATATAATAATAGAACTTTGTGTGTAAACGAAACCGATTTTTATAGTCTGGAGAAAATGACAGACATACCACGAAATCAATTTATAAGTTTCAAGGATGAGACCGGATTGATTTATGGTTTTGACATTCTCTCTCTTTACACGCATTACACAAATGAACTATGCAGTAATAATAGTTATGGTTTTTGTTTGCCGTCAAACCCATACAACCGTTTGAAATTTCCAGGGTGGTTGCAAGTTCAAATGCATAAAAAAATTCGTTTGACCGACATACTTGGAATTTCGTGTAAGATAGAAGAGGAAGAAGAAGAATCAATACTTTCAATATCGGATCAAGACGATCAGTTATTATTTTTGATATTTCAAGAAATGAATTTGCATGGACATTATGCGGACACAGCTTGGTTTAATGAATTAAATGTTACTCAAATGGTAAGGTTTGTACGTGAACTTGCAGACATATGGAATTACAGGGCTCAATTATTGCCAACCATGAAAAATGAAATATGTCCACCCAATGGTGATCCGTTTAGAGTAATTGATGCAAGAACTCTGCATCCAGAATTAGTTCAATATGACTTGCTTAAACATCAAAGTATTGCATTGATAAATTTATTTGTAAGAAGTGGCACAAATCGTGACAATAGATCTTTGGGTACGTATTATGTTCTTTCTGCATTGACATTAGTAAGCGCAAATGCAAGAATTGCAATGCCGTGGTTGTATGAGTCAGTAGCTCAAGTTTAATTTTAGTTTATTACTTTTTTTTCTTTTTTAACTGCACGTTTAAAATTATTGCCAGAACTGTTATTGTTGAAATTATTCCGATGGTTTCCCGCAAAGTGGTGGCTTCTCTCACTTTAAACGTGTTTATTTCGTTCAATTCTGGTTGTAATTGTTTAGCTAAATGAACAGCATTCACCACGCTGGCTTCTATTGATGTGAAACTGTAACTACTGTTGCCATTTTGAACTCCACAATTGTACAAGTTTTCAAATGAAGTGGATTGATTTGGAATGTATCCATGAACGGTTGTCATAAATGCATGATTAAATGGGATCCATTTTTTGTGGTGGTCATCATATTCATTCTGTGTTAAAAATTGATAATCAGGTGGTGGTAGATTTGGATAGACTGTTTGCAATTGACGGAATGCTTCATTCATTACATCATTTTTATCACTTATTTGATTGGCACTCGCGTTTAATTTATCTGAGGGGGAATCGGGCATGGTGATTATGGAAGAAATAACTGTTTTGGACCTGTCATCATTAAAGTCCATGTAATCCGATAGAACAATGTGTCCAATTCCCCAAGATGTGCGCGGGTATCCCCAAATTTTAGGAATTGACATTTTTTTATTCCAATGAAAAATGATAGAAATGTATGGCAAATATTGTGTTTTTTTTTGAAATATCTCGAAGCTTGACCCAAACGGTTGTCCTAAAATTTCATGTTGATCCAAAATGTGTTGTATTTCTTGAGGAGGACAAGCCAAAACTACTTTGTTGCACTCACAAAATATTGGCAATTCGTTTGAATCTCTCACTTCAAGCCCGTTAATTTTGGAATTTTCACAAATGAATCGGTCAATGTTTGCATTTTTCATAATTACTACACCTTTTTTTTGCAAATAATGTTCCCATTTATTGAATAGTCCTACATCGTTTGGGACACGCGGTTGATAAATGCCATATAAAAAATTTTGATTAATGATTTGAATGAAACTAAATAAGGTGTAGACATCAGCACTTCCACCATCTGTCAATCGTCCAATCCGATCCAAAAGATCAATTGCTGGTTTTGAAAAATGGTGAAACGAGAGATATTCTAATAAAGTTGTTTTTTTGTGTGACTCATTTAATGTGATGAAACTCCAAAATAAAATTGCAATTTCTCTCGATGATAACACGTTTAGTGCTTCCATCATCATGGTCATTGTGCTGAAATTGTATTTTACAAACGACTCGTGAAAGTGTATTCCAATTTCATTTAATAACTGTGAAAACATGAAAAAATTGTCAATGTATATACGAGGTCCATGTTCGGTCATCATACCATCATACACTCGCGTCACTCCATGACACCCACCCAAAAATGGTTTTTTTTCAAGCAATAATACTTTTGAGGCATCAGATGAAGACAATGCTTGAGCAAGAGCAAGACCGGTGGGTCCCCCTCCCACAATTATATAATCATAAGCAAGTGCATTCTGCATTGTTGATAATAAGTAAAATATAAATTATAGTTTTCAAATATAAATGATTGAGAGATTTAATTAAATTGAAAACGTTCACAATACAAGATGAAAAACATATGCATTATTGATGTTTAAATAATTAACTGTTAAACCAACTTAAAAAGACCTCAATATGTAGGTTATAAAACAATACAATGGCTAAGACAAAAACCACGGCAAGTGCCACCCCCGCTGTTTCTTCATCCACTGAGGTGCAGAAAACCCCCAAAGAACCTAAAACCCCCAAAGCAGTGAAGGAGGATACTCCAGTCACTGTTGTCGCTGCTGCTGCTGCAGCCGTTTCTGAATCTTCTCATGAAGATTCTCAACCCCAGAGCGGAATTTCCAGTCAATTTTCCTCTATTTCTAGCAAGTTGCAGCAGTTTATTTCGTTTGCGTCTTCACTTCGCGGCGAGTTGAGACTCCTAGAGCGTCAAGCAGTCAAAGAATTGCGAAGTGCTCAAAAGGCAAGCGCAAAGAAACGTCGCAAGGTTGGAAATCGTGCTCCATCCGGTTTTGTGAAGCCAACTCCTATTTCAAAGGAGCTTGCAGAGTTTCTCGGAAAGAGTGATGGCCACGAAATGGCCCGCACCGAAGTTACTCGTGAGATTAATGCTTACATTCGTAACAACAATCTGCAAGACAAGGAGAATGGTCGTCGCATCAATCCTGATGCAAAGCTCAAGTCTCTTCTCAAGCTTAAAAAGGGAGAGGATTTGACATATTTCAATCTTCAGAGGTATATGTCTCCCCATTTTTCGGTTGCTGCAAAGGCCACCGCCACAGCTTGAACGGAGTGATCTATTGAATGCGCATGTGTAAATTATAAAAAAATTAAAAAAAAATATCTTCAATTCAATTTTTAAAGTAATTGAATTGAATTCATTACGAATCACGTGTAATTATCTTCAAAAGTGCTGAATATAAAATTTTCATAAAACATAATTTCACGCAATGCATCGGTGTCGCGATTTTTAGTTGATATGGAAATACAAGGCAATTGAACTGTCAATGCTTCAAACATATTGCAAACATCAGTCATTTCATCATAATTGAAATTAATCTTATATAAGTCAGTGTTATGATGCAACCATGTGTAAAAATCTGGTGCAAAAACTTCATCATTCATTTCTTGAACTTCTTTTTTTTTTTGGTATATTTTGAATAATTCAAAGGAGTTTTTGAGTGTAATTTTCCCGCATGTTTGATAGTCCGTTCCAGACATCACGCAAATTTGACGAAATTCCTTTATTGACATATTCAATTTCTCCAATATTTTGTTTGTTTCATACAAACTCATTGTTTGATCGTGCAGTTTGAAGTTTCTCAAAACACGCGTGGATCCATAGACAAACATGTCCATGTCGTCGGATACGCATGCATATGCTTTGTTTTTTATTACCATACGAGCACATATCACATCAGCCTCCCCCTTAGCAACAAAACAGGAAAACCCCATTGCAATAATGAGTCTTTTGACTCGGTCATAATCTTCATTTTTTACTTTGATAAACCGTTTTCGCAACGAGTTGAGTTTATTTTTGCATAATTCAATTTGATCTTGATCTTGATCTTGATCGTTGCTCAACATTTCATTATATTTGGTTTTAGCATTTTTTTTAATACACAACCGTTTATGAATTGTTTTTTGTTTTTCTTCAGGGGGTTTGCCGTCAAACACAAACAATGCTGAAATTGAATTTGTTTTGAACAACGACAGCATCAGGTATATGTTTTCCAACAGCGCATCATCAATCCTAAAACGGTGCACAAAAATGTTGGCATCAACCACCAATTTTTTTCCACTCATCTCTTTGAGAGTTACATTTCTAATGGATTCACAACAATGTTGTTTCATGTACTTATTCAAATTTTTGATTCCCATTCTAATTTAGATTGTTTTCACTTATATGCGGCTTGATTTGTCCAAATCAATTTTTCATAAAATTCAAGGCGGCGTCATACGCATGCTTGATCCTAATACAGACATATTATCAACTGTTGTTTCAAATTTTGGACAGTTTTGTTTGCAATGATACAATAATTCCATAAATCCATTCAAGTTTGAAGGGGTTACACGAAATTGCATCAATCTTTTATTATCTTTTGAAACCGGATTGTTAGTTTCACACCAAGTTATGAAATCACAAAACGAATTCAGTAGGGTGTATGTGATGAAATAATATGCAAAAACATTTGTTTTTTCTAAATATTTGTTACGAACCAATTCAACATTGCGGGTTGTAGGGTTCATAATTTCTTCTGATGTGATGTCCATGTAGTTCAAAATCTTGCAGCATTGCATTTTAGAAAATTCCACATTTTCATCCATTTTTTCCATGACACAGCCAATAAATATTGTTATTTTCATTTCTGATGGTTTGTCATTTTCCATCAAATAACAATCAAACATTCCATTCAAAATACGAGCCCAAATTTCACAATAACTTTCGTACAATTTGATCTCGTGTGAAATGGAGTACATTTTTTTAAGCATTTTTTGCATTGTTGCAGATTCTTCTTTTATTTCATTTTCAATGAAAGACAGTCCAAAGGCGTGAAACAATTCATGAATCAATACTTTGAACCATTCTTCTTTGCGATACACCACCAGCTCATTATTGAGAGAACAATGATTTGATAATCCACCGTTCACGTGTTCCGCATTCAATTCTACGTCTTTTTTTAATGGGAAAGTTCTTTTGAATTCAGTTAAGTAAACATAAATAATAAGGTTAGATGAACACTTATTGTTTGCTGCCTGTTTAGACAACATTATCAATGCTGCACACACGCGTCTAGCAAATGTATCCAACACTTTCATGTTCAACTGAATAACATTAAATTCAACAAAATAAAGGGTAACCGTGCAAGGGGTTTCACCTCTCAAAATATCAAATGTATATTTCGCAGAAGTACTTTGTTCATTTATAATGTGATCCATTATTTCATCTGGAAAATAACTCAATGATGCTGTAACACTTTTGCGAACTTCTTTCAACTCATTTGTCAGCGGTGTTTTTTTTATTATACTTGAAGCAAGGGCAGTCTGGTTTGCTTCAACAAATGACACTTTAATTTCTTCATGTAACCGCGATAATATTTTTATTACTTTTTTTTTTGTATATAAATCAATGTCAGTGTTCATTCTGCTGTTTATGATTTACAGTATACTGATTTTTTAAATATATATACATCATCATAAAAAAATACATTTCAAATTTTTGAATTCACTTGCAGATTTTACATTATTCTGCTAGGTACGCAATCTGACTCGTAGTCATCAATTTGTGAATCGCTGTGATCATACGCCTGAACCTGACCAACGTCACCCGAATCATATGACATAACTTTTGGTTCGGACACAATGGCAATGTCTTCCTCATTGAATTGGGTGCACTGAGTGTCGCCTGACACACATCGGTCAAGTGCCTGAGAACACACCCTGTAAACAACTGGTGTGTCGCATGAATCATGCTGTATGGAATGCACGGCGTCAAGGCCAATATTGTTCGCATTTTTTTTTGTAGTTGGATCCGACCCAATGAATAAAACCGAATGCATTGGAAATTCACTCTTGTGCGTGTTTATTATCTCGCGTATCTCATCTCCGCTGTATTTTCGCGAATCGTTGTTGTCTCCATCCGTGAAGATATACATTGTTGCACTTATGTTTCCGGATTTTTCTCTCATGTGGCTCATTCCAATTCCAATTGCATCCCACAACGCAGTCATCCCTTCACATGAAAATGTTGTTTTTTTTGTTTCATGCACCGGGATTAATTCACCAACCACAATGTTGTCATGCGATGAAAACGTAATCAGACACACATTTGCCTTGTAGTCACATGGTTCTTCGTATCGTTTTCTCAAACTGCTTACAATTTCATCAATTCCATTTGAAACCGCGTATTTGTTGCATTCCATTGATGTGCTTATATCCTGAATGATGTAAACATTCATGTCTTTGACCGCCTTTTTTTCAGGTTGAGATATCAAATCATTGGTTGGAGGCGGAGGCGTAAACATGCCATCGGCAGTTGCCATTGCAGGTGAACATTGAAAAGCAGAACTCATTGTAATGGGTGTGTTTAACTATAACTTGTATTGAATTGTTACAATTAACACGTGATTCAATTTTTTTTTATTTCTAATCATTCATCAATCGTTGTCTAACACGCATTAACTCATTGGAAACGCGCGGCGGTTTGCTTCTAATGTATTGAACCAATTTTGCATTTTTGGTATTCAACAACATTGTTTTCAAATATGAATTTTGACTAAATTTTGCATATTGAGCATCTTCTAGTTCCTTTTCTTCTCTTGCATAAAAATCAGAATCAACCCGAGGAGAAGGAGATTTTACATTTGAGGCCAAAGATTTTGAGAGATCGGATTCAGAATCCAGGGAATATTTCAAATAATGATCATGATTTTCTTTTTTGAAGCGACAACCTTGGATATAATGTTCCAAGGTTCGCCATTTGTGACCATCCATGGTAAACAATGCTTGCGTTTCATTTCCAACCGGTTCCCATAAATTGGACAACATCTTTCTCCACTGCGGAGAGTTTTTAGCAAGTTCCGAAAATTTGGAAATTATTTTTGAGTCAATTTTCTCACCAGAACCCATTCCGGGCAAGGGTTTATCCATGCTTTTATCATAAAATTGAAAAACAATGTTGTCATCATACAACGGATTTGCGGCGGTTGATACTTGAATGTCCACTTGACTTTCACTTGAATCAGAATCCAGTTCTTTGATTCCAAATTCTTCTTCACGAAATTTCACAAATTGCGGAATCAAACTGTAAATTCCAGCATTTTGTTCCATGCATTTTTCAACCACCAGCAATTTTATATCATATGGAATTTCTTTGAATGTAAATAATGATTGATCTTTGTATGTAACGAGTATGTAATGCCCACCCGTGTGGTCAAACATTATGTAATATGTAGGCTCAAACTTTTTGCCATGCGACTCATGCACAAAGTCACCACATTGCAAAACGTTTGCAAAATCTTTAGCAAGAAATCGTTCGGACGAAAGAATTATGAATTTTGTTTTCAACAACACCTCCAATTGGGAAATGGCCCAAGAATCTGCCCAATAACGCGAAGATTTTACAAATTTTTGAAAATCATCCAAACTGTTTATATCTTTCATGAAATGAAAATGTTCCATTAAATTTGCATTCAATGATATTTCTGATTTCAATTCTTGAAATTTTTCTGCATTCTTTTTTGATTCATGTATTATGCTAGCTTGTTCTTTTTTAGAAGCATGTTCAAACCTGGTTTTCAATGCCGAATTTGCGACAGCCAGTTTTTTCATTTCAATCTTATTTGATGTTATTAGATCAGCGTACATGTTGTAATTCTCTTTATACGTTTGAAACACCGATGGTGTTGCGCTTGCTGCCAACATGTCTCTCAGTTCTTGCACTTCAATGGCTTTCCCTATACTGCTGTATGCATCCCGAATCACCGCAAAAAAACAATCCCCTGCTCCTTCATTATCAACCAAATTAAAGTTCGGATTTTTCATGTGTGTTTGTATCCAAGGTTCATCCTTTTTTTTTATATATTTAGAACGTTCCATTTTTGAGAGATCCTTCGTTTGTGCTGGCACCGAAAATTCTTTCATTTTAGAACGTAACTCTTCGTTACTTTTTTTTTTATTTATTTCTTCTTGTTCTTGGTTTTGGTTTTGGTCTTGGGTTTGTTTTTGGGTTTGTTCTTGTTTTTGGTTTTGTTCTTGGTTTTGTTCTTGTTCTTGGTTTTGTTTTTGTGCTTGGTTTTGTTCTTGTTCTTTAATTTCATTCGCAACCACAATTTCATCTGAGGCATTTTCTGCAACCTCTTTTTGTTTTGTTTTTTTTCCTTTCATGTCTTTTTCTAACATTTCAGCGGTCACAAACGAATAAATTAATGGAACCGTCATTTTGTCAAGATCAACTTCTTCATTTTCGTCCAAAATTTCATTTAATTTACTTGCCAATATTTCAAACACACCGATTTGTTTTACAACTTGTTCATCGCTATTTATTAAATAAATTGGATAATATATCAAATCCGGTTTATCCGTCTTTCCCCTGCCAATTGCAATCAAAATTTCTGTTCCTAAAAGATCAGTCTGATACATGGTTGTTTCATTGTTGATATCTTCAATCTCTAGAGTTTTATACTCATGGTAATTAACATGTGGATGCAGTTTTGAACGAACCATTTATATATTATTCAACCCCTTATGTTTATGTTTATGTATATATAAAAAATATTAATTTAATTTTTATATATCAATAATTTATAAAATAAATATTATGAAGTGTAATGCATGCAGTGATGACGAGACGGCGGGGCAATCCCAAAACATTTTGATTGGAATCGCAATTGGAATCGGATTGTTGTATTTTGGATTGAAAAAAAAAAGTAACCAGTAACCAACTACCCCAGACTTTCAATAAACAGTTTAATGCGAACAAATATGGTTTTCATGTATTTGCTCACAATTGTGTCAACCATTGGGGGAATGTAAATTTTATCATCGCTTGACAAGAGCATTTTAAAATTATAATAAAATTGGATGGAATGGTTATCTGAAGAGACATTGATCAAAATAGAAGAATTATCAGAGTCAATTTGAGTTGCATTTTTTGGAATAAACTGCTTCAAAAAAGACGTTTCTTTGTTTGCATTTGATGATTCTATTTTTATCAAATTTTTGTTTTCACTTTCCAACAAGTGTGGCATGCATGCAACAACATGCGTGTATCTTTCCCCTAACCCAGGTAGCGTTTTGAAAATAAATAAAATTTCAGCTACTGATGTATTGTCTGAGTCAGGAAATATTATCTTATATGATTCAAATACGTCTTTGTTGAGTTCAAACATCATTTTATACAAATCAAAATTTAATATGCCACGAATGTTGATCTTGTTGTTCACAGCTTTGAACTCTATCAAATACATGTGGTTCTTCTTACAACGACTTAAATATACATCATCTTTGTAACAAGATAAAACGTACGTGTCCGTCATTATGGTTCTATAAATATATTTGTTGAATTTATTTATATTGATATTCGTTCAAACATCTAAAGCCAAACTGATGGTGTTTTTGTCCGATTTTTGCCGTCGCTTGCTTTTGAGAGGCAAATTATCATTTTGTAACTCCTTCAACTCTGATATGCTTATTGTACTGCTTTTATCTTCAAGAGTTGTTACTGATTCGGTTGAAACTGGGTTGACCGGTTTTGTTTTCAACCCAGACAAAATATTTGATATGTCAGTGGGGCCACGCATGTCTGGACGTTTTGAAACGGTTATGGGTTGTTGTTGTTGTTGTTGTTGTTGAGACCCACGGGCAGCATTCAAATCTGGTCTTGACGGAGGAGGGGCGGTGTTGTTTCCTGGACGAAACGGGGTTCCTTGTTCAGACATTGAATCTCTCACACTGGTGGGTATAGGTGGTGGGGGTTGTCTCTGATTTGGAATGTACGGAGGTTCTTGTCTGGAAGGTTGTGGTTGTTGTGGCCCCCTAGCACCACCACCACCACCACCACCCATCAAATCGGTCATCAAATTGCCAAACCCAGGACGATTTTGTGACATGGAATTAACTGCCGCCGCAGTAAATTGCTGCATCAATTCAGGGTTTTGTCTCATTATGTCATCCATTCCTGGCATAGATGACTTGAACATGGTGTTTGTCATATGCAACATTATTGCACTTCCTCCAAGTTGGAACAGCAGTTTGAGTTCGGGAGCCATCTTTGCCTTGGACTTGTATTTCTCATGCAGCTCCGAAAAAATGTCATCGTAATCATCCAAGTTCTCATTCACTTGGTCAGACCAACCATCCAATTTCAAGTCAAATGGATCAAATTTGTTATTCAAATATTCAATCCCCGTAATTAACGACAAGAGCATTTTCCCTTGAAATTTTATACTGTTGTTTCGTTCACGGTTTTCTAACTGTGTTTCATACTCACCTTTCATTTCAGCAAATGATGACTCCATAGAATATTTTTTAGAAAGGTTCACCCCTTTTGACTCTAACTCTTCCAATTTACGAAGATACTTGAATTTTTCACGAAGCAGTTCTTCTTTTGACATTTGGGGAGTTTCAAATGTGGTGTCCGGATTCAACGGAACATTGTTGAATTTACCATATCCGTCCCACGTTTGGGTGTCTTCTTTCATTGATGCGGTTGAACTTCCTAAATTTGAATCAATGTGTGGGTTTGTAATGGGCGTATCATCCTTCAACGGAAAATGTGAAGAAGTGTTGTTTAAAAAAATGGACTTGTTTGTTTGTGGTGCCGAATTATCAGTCAAATCATTCAACTCTTGTTCTAATGCTGCCAAATCCCCTATGTTGATGTCTGTATCATTGTTCTTAGCTCCGTTTTTTACTTTTTCATTCATCAACAATTCAAGACCACCCCCAAAGTTGCTTGACTTAGTTTTTATACTCTGTAAATCCGAAATTTCTATCAATTCTTCCATTTGGAATTTATGTTTTGTATATTCTTATGTTTAATTTATATCTTTTAAGTTCAAATCATACGCAATTCATTTTTTTGTACAAACCCACCATAACCCTTGCAAAAAACAATCCGATAAATCGTCCTTTTTTTTATGTGGTTCAAACATTGTTGTTGTAACCATATCATCCTTTATTAATTCTTTTGTTATCTCAACTCCTCTTTTTTTGCGATTGGAATAATTATTTTCTTGAGATTCGCCTTCGCAAAATAGTTTCAACTTATTTGTGGCAGACACAAAATAAATGTTTGGTACTCCTTTCATTATGAAGTATTGCGTTATCATTCCTTGTAATGTTTTCATCCGGGTTGCAAGTGTACTCAACTGGTTTTCAATTACCACCACATTCACCTGTTCAAATTGAGGAATCGCATCAAATTGTTTTTGCATGTTTCTTCCAATTGTTATCAAATCAATTGTGCAGGCCGAAACCTCCTTCGGCCTTGAAGCCACCGGCTCTAAATACTCAGTTGCAATCGCCACCTTCAAGTAGTCCAACAGCTTCAGTTTGCTTTTTTGACTATTTTCAGGAACCACTAATGAGAGATTATCGCATGCATACTTTTTCAGTTCATCCAATGACAATTTATTCAATGCTTTTGCCGACAAATTCATTGGCATTTTGTATCCGCATGATTGTGAATGCTTGTTGCAATAATACTTTGGAACCTGTTCCACCGTTTTTGTGTATTTCGCCATAAATTTGCAACCTTCTGCCGAACATTTTGGAATACTGTAGGGTTCTTCCAACTCGGTTGTTTTACACAAATTTAAAGTATCCCATTTTACAATTTTCAGAGTTTTCATTGCACTTTTTGGAGTCAAGGCTTCTGCTCCTTGCGGCAAATGAAGCAAACAATACGCCAAATTTTTTATTCCAACATCAACGCTCAAAATATTCATGCTTGTTGAACACATATATAAACATGTGTTTAATACATATTTAAATTATTTTGCAGACGGGTACCCTCGCAACAAAAGTTCATCTTGTGTGATTAAGGGTGCTATCATTCGCGCCTGCAGGTCTTGTCTGCTCAAATAATAATTTTTAAGATCACTCGTTTCGTACCCAAACGGTTGACTAGAATCTAACATTCTTGGAAACACATATGGCACATTCTGTTGCATTGAATCACTCATGTTCAAATTGCAATTGCCGCATTGATTTTGGGATTCAAACTTGTTTGACGTCATGATTTCCACACCGTGTTTAATTAAATATTCACGGTATGCGTGATTTGACGTGACGCCCGCTTGTTCCTTAATTCGTTGATTCAACGCGGCTCCTTGATTCCAGTTTGTGTAATTTCTTCCATCCATCATTATTGCTGGATAATCAAAATGAATGGGATTTGACCCCCCATTATTATAACATGTTGCCCAACTCATGTTTATTTGTTTTATAATTATATTATTTATTTTTTAATGGTTATGTAGAACTTGCACAAGATCTTTTTTTTTCATTTTATCACTTATTGTTATCCCTTTATCCTTTATTAATTTCCTTAAATCCGCAACCGACATATTTTCATACTCCGTGGAAGAATTGGAAGAATAACATATCTCCATTTTCAATTTATCCTCTTCATTTTCTTTCTCTTCATTATCCATCTCTTCATCTGTTTGAGTTTTGTGTACGGTCACCGGTTCGGTTGGTAATTCTTCCACCTCTTCAACAATGTGTATTATTTTTGTCTCATTCTCTTCTGTTGTGACTTCTTTTTTTATGTCATTTCCGTTTGATCCACTTTCTGAATCGGTGTCTGAAGTGTCTTCTCTCGTGGTGTCTTCTGAACTTTCTGAAGTAGTGTCGGAACTTTTTGAATCTGTGTCTGAACTTTCTGAACCAGTGTCTTCTTCAGACTCTTCATCCGAACTTATTTCTATCAATCCTTCCACGTTATTACAAGCTTTCTTTACATAAACCTCAGGGTCATTTTTTGATTCGTACAAAAACTGGAATGCAATCACCTTTTGCATAATGCGTGCTTGTTCCATTTGTGACTGTTCAATAATTGATAATCGTTTTTTCACGTAATAGAACATCCCATACGAAATAACTAAACACAATGCTAAACTAAAAAACATTGATGTTGCAAAAGAAAAGAGAGACATGATTTTGAATATTATAATTATTCAATAAATAAAATATAAGGTAATTAACGCATCAGTCGCCGCAATCAAATGGTTTTCAAAATTTTACAAGTGGTTTCTATTATGGATGAGGGATAGTTCAAATCACATAAAACCTTTATGCCCCCCTTTATTAATGAAATTCCTTCACACAGTTTATATAAATACTTCAGAGTGTAATTACCCTGGTCTTCAACTGCCATATGCAAATTCAAGATGTCTGAGTTTGATTCCAAGTGAAACAAATTACAAAGTTGAATGTAATGAGTTGTCAACATAAAGTCAACATTTTTGTTTTTAGTCAAATGATCAATGTAACCATACGCGCTTGCAATCGCTTCATATGGATTTGTTCCCGAATACAATTCATCAAATATGCAAAAATGGCGTCCAGATGTTGACAGTGTGTCCAATATTTCTTTGCACCTTCTAGATTCGGCTTGAAACAAACTGTCCCGTCCAGAAGTGTCGGGTATGTTCAAATAACTGTGAAAACTAGTGTAAGGCATGATTCGGGTTGATTTGTCATAAAACCCGTACCCCAATTGCTGTGAAAATATTAAATTCAACATTGTCATTTTAAGAATGGTTGTTTTTCCAGACGCGTTTGGACCGGTAATGATGAGACGTTTGTTCAACCGTACAGTGTTTCGGATGGGATACAACGAATCTGCCAATTCGGTTGCAACATAATATCCATTTACAATTTCTGAAAAGTCTTTTGATTTTTTTGATTTTTCTGATTTTTTTGACTTTTTATTTGGAATTGGACTGCTAATGAATTTGCACGGCGACACGGCTCCGTTCTTCACCAATACTCCAAACTGTTCAATGTGTTGCACAAATGCGTTGAAGCCAAAACTGTACTGCATACATTCTGCAAATTTTGAGTCTTCAAATATCACGTAATATTGTTGCAACACATACCCGATTTGAACACATTTTGATGCATTCAGTTTAAAAGGTGTAACTTCATCAAAACATTTCATGTATCTTTCTAATTGTTTGCAATTTTCTTCAACTTCGGTTGCAAATGGGGAAAACGTGTTTCCAGCCATACGCGCACCTTGTACAACCGCCTGCATTTTTTTTGTAGTGGCATTCACATATTTCAATATGGTGTTGATGTCATCATGCATGACAAACATGTTGCGGTAAAAACGATGACAAGAAACAACGTTTTGATACATCTGCACGAAATAAAATATCACAGATATAATCATGTATATTCGCTTGTCCCACCCCACCGAACTTACGTCAAACAGCAATTTTCCAATTGCATGTTGGGATATCAATCCCCTGATTATTTTGAAATAAGAACCCAATGTTATGGGAACCCCTTGTACCTTCAATATAAAAAATGGAAATATCATCATGATTACCGGCATTAAAAATGATATCACCGGTGAAAATATGTTGTAAACACTGAAACATTGCAGAAATGTGGATGACCGATTCAATCCGTTCAAGGGCGCATAATCAATGTAATTGAACTTATCGCGAAAAGACGCATCTGTTTTTATGCGACTCCAAATTGACTCTACGTGATCATGATCCGATTTATTTGTAGTATCATCTTCTTTTTCTTGAGCATAAATCATGTGTTTTATAAACCGCTGCATGTCTTGCAAATGTTCCACATCTGTTGTATATTTTTTTGCCCACATTTTCAAATGACGTTTTGAAAAACTAGTCATCGGTTGAAACACGTGAACATACATGGGAGTTGTGTCTGGTTCGTCCGTGTTCACTTTTTTTGTAGACTCAATCAACTCTAAATCCGATAAAACACTTGCTTCAAAACAATGAACCGTGTTTTCGGGTAAATACTCCATTGGCAACTTGAACGTGCTGTCTAAGTGCTTTTCATTTGAAACACCCTGTATCATATTTGTTTTTGAACAACTATAATATTTTTATAAGATAATGCAGTCAATTTATACGAATTATTTTGTTAAAGTTCCATTATTTTGCTCATGCTTTTTTGAAAAATGTAAAACACAGTGCCAAACAACACGCTTGTCACAACCAACCCGCTTAAACTCGGATTTCCATCTGAATTGTACAAACTTGATGGAAAATAACGATTCATGTAACGTTTTACCCCTGGCAATTGAAATGCAAAGTAAATAATTGACAACATCAATGGGGACTGCACCTCTTCATAAAAACTTTCTAAACTTTCTGCACGGTTGGAGGCGCGTGTGTTTTGTTGCATTACTCGGGCAAGAGTTGCGTTTGTTTCGTGATCATCAATGTAATTTACATTTTTTGTTTCACGTGGCACATAATTTGCCGTAACTTGTTGATCCTGTGTTATACGGTGGGTATCTCTTGGAATGTCTCGCGATGGAAGCATTGTCATGCCGTTCATGCTGGCTCGTTGCATTCCATTGATTAACTCGCTCATAACCTGTTGAGAAGGGGGTTTTTCCGGTTGTGGCTCAGGGTTTGACGGTTGCATTTCAACATTTTGAACCACAGATCTTTGATTCTGAACTGCCGGCAAATCATCTATGTTAGTTGTGTCACTCATTTTTACTTATTCTATATATTCATGTTTGCCCATCATTACGCAAAACAAAATCCCTAAATATTTTTATTTTTATTTTTTATTTTTTATCCAACCACCGGCTAGTTACCACGTGGAATTTTAACGTTCAACACCGTCTGAATCTTGTTGATGTGACTCGCGTTGTACACACACGTCCCGCGTTCAATGTCTGAAATGATAGAAACATCCATGTTGCATTTTTGAGCCAGCTCTTTTTGTGTTATTTTTTTTTCACACCGTGAATCACGAACCGCATCAGAAGTGATCTTAGCAATGTACTTTGTTTTTTTTGTTTCACCATCAGTTGCTTTTGTTATTGCAGCAACAACCGCAGATGCAGACCCCTGCGTCGCGCTTGAAATTGATTCCGGCCTTGATTCAGATGTGGATGTCCATTTTTTTTTGTTCAAGGTTACGGTGGTCCAGTCCTGACACTCTGGCACTTGAGGCTCCTGTGTGTTGTATCTGTTTTTTGACATTATTTTGTATGTCATATTCTCTTTTCATATTTTTATATGGGTTTTGTTATTCACTTATTCATTAATTCATTATTCATAACCTAACCGGAATCCGCTCATCATGACATTTTGAATTAATAATTTCATATTCAAAACAGTTCCCGTCATATTTGTATACAACATTTTTTATATCTTTCATATTTGGACCTTTGAAATCAAAACAGTTCTCACTGTTACATGACTTACGAAACAAACTCGCCAATCCCAAGCCAATCAAAATTCCAAACACGATTCGGCTGGCTGGTGCATGAATAAATTGTTGTAGTTGCATTATATGTTTAAATATATTTTTTTTTAAGTTTGAATTGGTATCACTTTCAAATTATTGTCATCTTTTGGACATTGTTTAAAGTTCTGATTAAACATAAAACAATTGTGAGCTTTGTCCACAAAATTGAAATGGGATTCATTGTCTTGTGTTGAATAAACCGTAATCACCTTCTTTTTTGGATATGACAAATATATGTACAACATTCCAAAGAAAAAACTTATAAAAAACGCACTCCAAGATATCATATCAATATCAATGTATGTATATTAATCATTCGGATTATAATTTTTTATTGGAATATTGTTTTCAATTATCAAATCAATTAAGTCTTCTTTTTCTATTTCTGGATCATCCAAGTTTGAAACCTCGTACACATTTCCAGTCAATCTCTCTTGATCCTTTGTCCAATTGTAAATGTATGCCGCTAAATTCTTCTTTTTCTTCAATAACAATTTTTTTCTTAATTCCGCGGTACGAGCCTCTGCTGTTGCAATTGGAACTTCCATTTCAAATTCAAGCTGTTCCAGCGTGTATTTCTTTTGAACCAGATGGTGACTGCTATCCTCTTTTTCCATGGCACAGTACACATATTTCTTTTCCATAAGTTGTTTATTCAAATTCACTATTACGTCCAAGTAGTGGGAAACTCCATCTACAACGTGTGATACCGAAGATGATGATTCCGTTCTGCTTTGCATTATTCCTTTCAAAGTCTGAACCGCTTCATGAAACTGTCTTGTCAAGTTGTCCACTTCTTCGTTACGAGTTGAATTACAAACCACGTCTAAATACTTTTCACGAAAATCTCTATGTATTTCAAGCGCTTGATCCAATGCTTCACGCTCTTCCTTAAACTCATTCACCGCTTCTTCTTCTGTTATGTAATTGAACAACACATTCAGTTTGGTTTTGATGATTTGTTCTTTCAACAAATTCACTACCAAGAGAGATTTATTTGACAATTCTTCCAAATTCATAAATTTACCCTTAACAATTTCTATGTTCAATAAACACGGTTCTGATTTATTACCACACTTTGCCGAAAGAACACCACCCACATTTGTAAAAATCGTTCCTCCTGTTTGACCACATGATACACATTTGCGGTTTCTCTTAATCCGCATTATTTTTTTTTGTTTTTCTTGCGCATTCAGCGTCTCCGTGTTTTTTATTGCAGCCTTTTCTTGTTGATATTTATCTTCATATTTCCTTTTATATGAGTAATACTTGTTCAACTCTTCAATGTAAGCTTCTCTATCCACTGTTGTGGTTGGGGGATTTGTTTGCGACATTTCAAAATGTTGTAACTTTTTTATATTCAATTATATGTTGCATACATTTTTTTACTCCCACAAAATCATAAATATATTTTTCTATTTTTTATCAATTCAACTTCTGGAACTTCCCATTTAGGAAGACCTGTTATAAAGTTTCCACGGGAAATCGCATCATTCGCAGCATTTACCATTTTCAATTTTGTTAGTATGTATTCTTGTTGTTTTTTGTGCAATTGGATCATATCTTCTTCAGTCGGTTTGGTTTTGTATTTGTAATAAAGAAATGTAACAACCAACACCATAAACACCATAAACATCCCCAAATTAAACATTGCATTGTTGTATTCTTCTCTCAACTTGTTGCATTGTTTCAACATACATCCAAAAAAATATTTCACCCCTGGTTCCACTAAAACTGGACCTCCATGTGTTGAATTCATAATACAATTTAATAAAGTGTGCTATTAATTTTTCAAAATAATTTATACACAATGTTTATACTATTCTTCTGTAAATGTCTGAACCTGCTGTCGCAAGCACCGATTTAACCTTCAATTTATCTATCTACGCATTGTCTTCATTTGTTTACTTGTTTCTGATTTATCAATTCCCAAACAACCTTCTACTAAAAATCATATTTATTCTTGTTATGCTTGTGGTCAATGTATTTTTGGCATGGTTTCTTGTGAAAAACTTGTGCAAAAATAAAAATCGCATGTACAACTTCGGAACAATGTTTGTAAAAGCTGCTTTAATTTGGTTGGTCACATTTGTACCTCTTTTTTGGTTGCTTGAAAACATGTATACTTGGTTAGAACCATTCGGAAACACATTTGGATACTTGGTCATGCGATTAGCGGGCGTAAACGCCTTTATTGATAACATTTTGATTAACAGAGACCCCAACAACAGTCGCATAAGTAAATACATAAACTATATTCGTAGCGATCCTTGGGGATTTTTTAGCATGCTCACCACCAACTCAAATGCTGATCCAGATATACTTAATGCAGCCGCTGCATTTGATGATCTGAAACTGAATAACAAATTGAAACCAGGCATGGATACTCACGAAAATAAAACTAAGTTTATTAACTTTGTTAGAATCAAAGAAACTGTTGCCAAATTTATCTTCTATATATTAACCTTGGTTTTAATGACCGACATAACCTCCATTCTTGTTGCCGATGGAGTCCCTTGTATGACTAACAGTGAAATATCTATTGATAATGATGATGATGATGAAAACCAAAGCAGTAACGACTTTTTCAATAAACCCGAAACTGTTTACAAATCAACTGAATAAAATAAAATAAAACAAAACAAATACTTCACATAAACATTCTTGGGGTGGACATATAGAATATCGCCAAATATGATAATATCGCAATTATTATGGAAACTAACCATGCCGGGACAACCGTTTTTTTCATGTATCCGATTCCAAATTCACGCAAACTACCATCAAGGTTGTAAATAAATTTCGGTTTGATCCATTGCACAATTCCAAACACCAACAAAAACAATAATATGGAAAACGTTGTCAGGTTACGTTTTATTAAGAGCTGATTCAATAATTGCATTCCTCTGCATATATTACTATATTTTATTTTTGTATTTGAAACTACCAATCATTTCAAATAGAAATTTATTGCTATTACCATTACCATTACCATTACCATTACCATTACCATTTTAGACGGCGGTGCCTTTTTTCAAATTGTGTAACGAAACCCATTCATTTTCCAATGTTTGATATTGAAAATTAGGGTCTGACCAAACATTTATCAAGGTGGACCTTGTTGGCAATAATTCATTGCAGTGCACCCTTGAAAATTGACGCAATGTTTCAAATGCCACGCCATCATCCCGAATAATCCGATTCGTGGTGGCATCATACACCGCTAACCATTCGTCTGACACATTCGCATTTTCACTTGGTATCAAGTGTCTTAACTTCATTCCATTTCTCAAATGCATCAGCTGCTTTTGTTTTCCGAGACCAACTCCTTTGATGCTTGAATTGCCACTACTTACGCTTTCCTCATCATTGTCTTCAGGAACATCCATCACCATCAAGCCTTTCACCTCTTCCTGCAAGCCTTTCACCTCTTCCTGCAAGCCTTTCACCTTTGTCGCGGCGGTTGTTTCTTTCACATACACCACCCCGTGGTACCAAATACACTCTTTAGAATCAAACACACTTGATGGTGGTGTCGGACAACCAAACATGTTACCCCACAGTGCAAAGGGTTTTTTTGAAACCACCCGCATTTTTTGTATACCTTTAAGATGTTTTATAAACGACGGCATGATTCTTTTTTTAAATAGATAGAATTACTCCGCTTCATTTCTTTAATATCTCTTTTTTGCAAAATCCTTAACTATTTTTACATCTGTATGGAAGACAAATAAGTTTAAAGTCAACATTATTAATATTTATAACAAACAAACATACACCCATGCAACCGCCCTTTGAATTAACGTATTTCAAATGCAAAAATTCACCTGGATTGTTCAAAACTTTAGAAGAAACACAACCGGGATTAAAGAACATGCAAAATTACATGCCATTTTACAACCGCTTTTTTTTGTTGTCTGACTCCAATCATAACTCAATCCGCTTGAACAATAAAAACTGTATTTATTCCATTTCAAAGGTTATCAACAAACACCAAGTTATAGCTTCATTTGAATGTCATTCTGATTCTAAAAATACACACCGATTCAAATCAACCGCCTTTATCAAGTACTCACCCCTTATTGATCCTATCAAATACATCTCCGGTAAATACGACATGCAAGCATCCGATTTACTCAAACTACCCACATTCGGTCTTGAACCCACCTCCATTCATCAAAAAAAAATAAATCAAATCAACAATTCATCTTATGTGGACTCTTTTTTCACATATTTGTCCAGTCAACTCTTGCACACGCACGGGTTTGTTCATGGACTTGATTTTTATGGCTCATACTTAGCAAATCAAAAAGAATTCACTGTCAATATTTATGATGAAATTGAGTTTTTGAACGGCTGCGACTTTTTTTTAAAAAACAAAGATATATTGTTTAAGGTTGACAATTTACCATATGCTTCATCTGTGAATTCGGCTTCAAATAAACCCCCGTTGCAATTATCCAATCACAATGAAGTCATCCCCTTTGATACAGAACCAGATCTTTCACATTCTTTCAATTCGGTTTTTCATGATCCAGATGACCACCATTCGTACACTGTAACCCTTGAACCCCTTGATGAATTCAATCCATTTACTCAAGAAACCGTTCACATTCATTCTAACAACAAGAGCGATACTGATGACTCAGATTCTTGTTCCTCCCGCTCATCTTCATCTTCAAACGAACCAAACGAACCAAACGAACCAAATGAACGTACCCCATATTACCATGAGGTTTGCAACCAAGATTACGATACAAACGAGAGCGATCGCTCCGATGATGATGGCAGCACCACCAGCAGCAGCGCCATCCATGACGAAATTCATAATGCACACATTTTCAACTTTCCTGTTAACACAATCATTATGGAAAAATGTGACAACACACTTGACACTTTAATGTACGGTAAAAATGAACTCACTGAAAATGAATGGGCATCCATTTTAATGCAAATCATTTTCATTCTCATTACATACCAACACATCTTCTCGTTTACACACAATGATCTGCACACCAACAACGTCATGTTTATCAAAACCGACAAAAAATATTTGTATTACCACCACGGTGGAACCTATTACCGTGTTCCAACCCATGGACGCATCATAAAAATTATTGATTTTGGACGAGCCATATACAAATTCAAAGGGCAAACCATCGTAAGTGACAGCTTTGACCGAAACGGAGATGCCGCCACACAGTATAATTGCGACCCTTATTTGAATCAAAAAAAACCACGTTTAGATCCAAACCCTAGTTTTGATTTGTGTCGTTTGGCATGCTCCCTCTTTGACTATTTTATTGATGACATTCGTGATGAATCAAATTATAACACCACTCTCAAAAACAATTCTGTCGCATCTCTCATTGTTGACTGGTTGAAAGATGACAAAGGACGAAATGTTCTATACAAAAAAAATGGCGTTGAAAGATATCCCGAATTTAAACTCTACAAAATGATTGCACGCACCGTTCACAACGCAATCCCTCACAAACAACTTAAGCACCCTCTTTTCTCACAGTTCGTAATTCAACAAAAATTTATCAATGGAAAACCACCCGTCATGAATATTGATTCATTTCCTATTTATCATTGATTCGGCTCCCATTGTAAGTTTGATTATACTTTGACTTCAATCAAAATCATTTTTATAAAAAATATTTGAAATACTTGTTGAAATATTTTCTTGACTACTTTTTGATTCAGTGATTGTTTTAACTCAAAACGGGACACAATGGATGGTTTCATGTTTAGAGTTCTTTTTCTTCTTTTTCTTCTTTTTTTTTATTTTTCTTCTTTTTCTTTTTTTTCCTCTTTTTCTTCTTCTTCTTCTTTTTCTTCTTTTTTATTGTGGTGTTTGTTCTTTTGACGTCGGGTTCTATTCCCCCCATGCCCACGCCATAAACGCCTCTCCTGCCCGTCGCCAATCTTTCTGCTATGGTCGTTTAGCATTTGTATTGGCGATGTCGCTGATTGTGGTGGTGATGGTGTTTGTGATAAATTTGACGATGTTGACGCTGATTGTGGCCTTGATAGTCCTTGTGTCAGTTGTGTCGCTTGTGTCGCTGGTGATGGTGTTTGTGATAAATTTGACGATGTTGACGCTGATTGTGACCTTGATTCTTGTAATCTTTTAGTTAGTGGTGATTGTGCCCCCACCTTTTCAGTTACGGGTCCATTAGAAGAAACTGTACTGATTATGATAGGTGGTTGTATAAATTGATTGTTCTGTCGTGACTGTTGGTGTGTTGGTGGGTGTGGGCGCGGCTGTTGTCTTGACAATGTCCTTGATGGTCTTTGTTGTTGTTTTATTTGTTCTAGTAGTTCTCGTTGTAGTTCTTCTGCTGTTGCTGCTAGTTGTTGTTGTAATCGTTTGGATTGTTCTCGTAGTTGTTTTAGTTCTTCTGTTGTTGCTGCTGTTGCTGTTTCTTTTTGTTGTTGTTGTATTTGTTCTAGTAGTTTTTGTAGTTGTTGTTGTTTTAGTTCTTCTGTTGTTGCTGCTGTTGCTGCTTCTTTTTGTTTTTGTTGTTGTTGTTTTCGTAGTTCTTCTGCTGCTGCTGTTGCTGCTTGTTTTGCTTCTTCTGCTGCTGCTGCTGCTGCTGCTGCTGCTGCTGTTGCTGCTTCTTGTTGTTTTTGTTGTTGTTGTTTTTTTGCTGCTGCTGCTGCTGCTGCTGCTGTTGCTGCTTCTTGTTGTTTTAGTTTTTCTGCTGCTAATTGTTTTAGTAGTTCTTGTAGTTCTTGTAGTTGTTGTTGTTGTCGGCGGTCTAGTTCTTGTTGTTGTTGTTTTAGTTCTGCTGCTGTTGCTGCTGTTGCTGCTGCTGCTGCTGTTGCTGCTGCTGCTGCTGTTGCTGCTGCTGCTGCTGCTGTTGCTGCTTCTTGTTGTTGTCGGTGGTGTAGTTCTTTTTGTTGTTGTTGTTGTTGTTGTTGTTGTTGTTGTTGTAATGCTGCTGCTGTTGCTGCTGCTGCTGCTGCTGTTGCTGCTTCTTGTTGTTGTTGTAGTTGGCGTTCTAGTTGTTGTTGTTGTTGTTGTTGTAATTCTCTTAATTTTACTAGTAGTTCTTGTTGTTGTAGTAGTTGTTCTCGTAGTAGTTGTTGTTCTTGTAGTAGTTGTTGTTGGTTGAATTGTGGTTCTTGTACTCGTTGTTGTTTTCGTAGTTGTTGTTGTCGTTGTTGTAATGCTGCTAATTGTTCGGAATGTGCTAGTAATTGTTGTTGTAGTTGTATTACTTGTAGGTGTTGTGGTTGATCTAGAGGTTTAAGAGCAGTATCTAACATAGCATATTTGTCATGTTGAAAATTGGATTTGGATTTGACACTGACATTTTTATTGTAATCGTCAAAATCATGGCTTATTTTTAAAACTAATGTAATTTGTTGACCATACCTAATTTCTTTGAATTTGACTTTGGCCGCAATCGCTTTTTCCACGTATATAAATGCAATTGAACCATTTATTGTTGGAACCCCTGTAATATTCCACTTTTGGATTGTAACAACACTATTATTATTATTATCTTTTATCCAAATCTCATCACCTGGTTTTAAAGATGTGTATGGAGTTTTTTCATTTCCATCAACAGTTATGTAAAGAGTATCGCAATCAAACTGATTGTATGTATTCCAACCCAACAGTTTACTAGTATTAGGGGTAGAAACCAACCCAATCACTTCATCATTGTAATTTACCGCTTTATTGTATGCATCAGTTATTGATTGGTCAATGATATTAACTGGTGTATTATCAACCAACCTTTTTAGTACTGTAATATTACTCGTAATTTTACTAAATATTTGATAATCAGGAGGAGCAGGAGGAGCAGGAGGAGCAGGAACCGATTGCAGTTCAACCTCTGTAATTTGTCTTTTTTCAAACTGTTTACGTATTTCATTTTTAATTTCAGAAAAATCAATTTCGTTCAAATTTCGCATCATTTGGTCCCAAACAATTTGCATGTTTGTTTTGAACATTGCGCCATCCAAGTCACATGATATGCGAGCCAGGTCCGTTGAAGTAATGTCACTCAAATTGCCTTTGTATAAATAAAGGCTGAGGTTTGCGATAAAAATTGGATAATTTACACATCCTTTTTGGGAACGAAGTCCCATCAATTCAGCAAAGTCAATTGTTTTAGATTGTGTGACTCTGGATTTATCATTTCGTTTTTTTACAAATATTTGTTTATCCCATGAATAATTTATCAAAATCATGGAATTGCCATTATATTTAACACGTGCATTCTTGTACATAATGTGTGTTAATATTTCTTGTATATTTGCCGACATCATTTCCATGTTCGGATTTTTTGAAACAATAAGAGTGTTTGTTTTGATTGGTGTTGCATTTTCAGAGCTTCTTATTTTTGCATCCATAAACGGTTTCACCAATTGTGAAACTGGGTTGCTTTTGGGAATATCGTGTACTCCAATGTCTTCAAAATCTATGAACTGCCATTCTTTTGGATCCAATATTTTTGTACAAAAAAATGGGTTGTGAAGTACACTAGAATTAGGAAGAGTTGCCCCATCATCTACTCCAGTTGTAAATTTGGCATCCATTGACCATGTAAATGCTAACTCCTCCAATTTCGTCAATGATTGTTTTATCAAATTGTGATGCGTTTTTAAAATTTGAATATCATCATATTTCATTTTGATTAATATTTTCAAAATAGTCTTGCATTCAGTATAAAGATTGACAATTTCAATTTGAGGAG